TATATCATGTATTTGTTTGTTTAGTACAGGAGTTGGTGTTTTAAAATCTTCTTCTTTATAATTTGTGTTATTTTCTTTGTTGTATTCATACAAACTATCTAAATCAGGAACACCAGATAAGCCTCCATCAAGACTTGTAATACTAAGACCCCATCTGTTTACATCTTTACGTGGATTATATTTGACCCATTCAAAATCATTTGCCCAAGCAACTAATTGCTCTGCATCAGTGACTACGTCTAATTCTATAAAATTTCCGTATTGTGTTAATGTTTGATAGTTCATTTTATTCCACTAATCATATACCTTGTATACTTAGGTAATACAATTTCCTCTACATTATAATCTTTAGCACCAACAGACTCGGCAAGTTCTCCTGTGCTGTTTACACAGTTAATGTGTTCTTCAAGTTCGGAATAGTTATTGCTTTGCATAACATACATTGTTCCTTGGGGTATGTTATCAAACCATTGCTTTAATTTGACGTTATCTAAATGTTCACAACTTGTATTAATCACAATATCTGCATTGTACTTATCTGTACACATATCTGCTGTACGAGCAATAAATCTACCTTGCATTTCTTGATTCTTATTAATAGTTTTTGCTGTTTCTTCAACTGCTGGATCTATATCAACCGATATAATTTGTCCTATATCAAGATGACTGTTAAACAGCATTGATGCAAGTACTCCGTTCCAGCCGCCATGTATAACAATGTTGTATTTTTTATTATAATCACATTGATATTCTAAATGCTTTACTAACATTTCTTTGCTTTTTAATTGTCCGCCCCAGAAACTTTCGAGTGTACGATCTCTATCTTCGCTGTTGCGAATTGCATCCATCCAAAATTTAATATCTTCTAATTCTATTTTCATTTTTTACTCTTTGGAATTTTGCTATCTGCACTACTAACACAACTTGGTGTAATACATTTTTTAGGGGAATTAAACAATTGAAAACCGTCTGTAATAGTTCCTAAAGGAACATCATGACAACTATAACTACGTTTTACTTCGTTACCTCTAATAATACAACTCTGATATCCTGCATTACAGTTCCAACCTTTAAACTTATTAAATCCAAACGCATTTAAACGCTCTGCTTGATCTATTGAATATTCTACTCCTTGAGAGTCGAAGAGCGCCACTTGATGTTCTGTTTGCTCACTGTCGTTTTGCAAGATTTGTTTTTGTTCTTCCGTGTAACCATCGACCACAAATGATGCAGTAGGATCTGATTGCGGCTTAAGAGTAACGTGTAAACCCCTGTTAATGAATCTTTGACTTCTTTCATAATACTCCTCCCATAGACTCGGAACCATTACTTGATTAATTGTAATACCCACTCCTTTATCTTGTAGATATAATAATTTGTTACCGAATTCCTTTTCATCTGCAAACTCTGCATGAAAACTTGCAGTAATAGTTCTTCTATCCATTATATGAGTAGCATCTAACCAACGGTCCCACCAAACTTTTGCCGGACTACAGTTACTGGTCATATGAATACTTAAATAAGGACTTTCAAAATCTTCGTAATGATCTATCAATTTTAGTAGATCTTTATATGCTGTAGGCTCTCCGCCACTAAAACTAAAATGAAATTTATCAAAACCGTTTGCTCTTGCTTGATATTTTATTTCGTCTATTGTATTTTTATAGGTTTCTAAATCATAGTGGTCTGGTTTGTCTGTATTTGCATATGGCCAACAGTAAGAACACTTGTAATTACAAAAACGACCAATGATCCAACTAACAGAAAACAACTTTGTATCTAACATTGTTTTCTGTCCTAAACGAACTATGTCACTAAATGGAATCTTTGTAGTCATTAAACTGTTCCTCTAACCATTTAAAATCGTTTATTTTATAAAGCATATCTTTATCGTCTTTGTGTGCTTCGCCAAAGTGTCTACCTACTTGTGCACCATGCATAGCATACTTGCCAAACTCAGCATCTTCACCTACAGTACACCAAATATCTAAACGCTTTTCAGTTTCTTCGTCAACTTGTCCTTTGATTGTTTTACTTGCAAGTTTACAACATTCTCTAAATCCACTCTTCCAAGCATTCCAAGGATCTGTATTAAAAACTGTTAGATTGCTTATTTGATCTACTGCCTTAAATTTATCACTGATACTTGTAGTCATGTCGGGTACGGTGGTGTCCATGTTTAACGTGAGTGTGCGAGGGAGAAGTTTCACACCACCGTATCCATATTCCAAGTTATTAACAGGATTTATACTTCTCCATACATGAACTGTTTCTAAATCCCACTCGGAAACCTCATAGTAAAAGTTGAATTCAAGTAGTTCAGCATCTCCGTCAACTACCCAAAACATTTTTGTAAAGCATTTTTTTGCCGCAGTGATATGTGCTTGATGTATTCCTTCTACATCTTTCACACGCTTGGCCATTGGAAATTGACTCTTTAGTCTTTCCCAATTATTATCAGCGTTAGGTTCACCGTAACTTATAAACACTATATCATACATTCAACTTTATCTCTAATTTTTTCTACTACTTCTTTGTGTATTAACGGACCGTCATGTGCATTGTCTCTTGCTCTATCTGTGTTTTCAAGTTTTAAAACAGATATCATTTCTTTACTGTATTTGGTCATGAAGTCACCGCCAAAAGTCCAATTAAAAACAGGAACGCCTAATGCATTCCATAAATTAGTTACACTGTTAATATGTAAACTATTTTCATATTCTAACTGGCCGTCTTCTGCTATCCAACGATTAAAATACCAATCACTGTCATAATTAGTTCCTGGTATCCAATTATTAACATTTCTATCTTCTAAACGTAAACCATTTGACTCTAAATATCCAAAACTTTTTCTTGTGGCTTGTGGCCATTGATTAATAACTGCACGTGGTTTTACAAATTTATTTTTTACAAATAACTGTGTGTTAAAATTTACAATATCAGGACCTGTACCTGCTTTTGCTAAATTTAAAATATCTATACCTAATTGGTTACCTAAAACATTACACCATATTTCGTTTTCATATAATCCAACACCTTCAGTATAACTACAACCAAGAACAAGAATGTAATCGTTTAGAGTATCTAATTCATGTGTTCTGTAACCTAAACTATTAAATTCGTAAAATAGTTTATCACGAGTATTAAAGTATTTCCAAGAAGATTTATTTTGGTCATTATAATTTTCAGAGTCGTCTCCACAATACCACTGTAATGTTTTACCAGCAACTTCTTTAAAATATAATAATGGCTCAGTTTTTAAATATTTCATCTTGTATTTCCGTAGTGTATAACCAAGTACTTAGGATTTTTTTCTACTTGTCTCCAAGGATCTATAATAACACTATCTGTTGAATAGTCTAAATACATTTCAGGGTGACACATTAAAACTATGCCGCCAATAGAAGCACTACTACTTGGCATCTCACTTGCAAGAGGATCGATATAAATTGACGTTTCTCCTAATTCTTTAATGTAGTGATCAACAAGTAGTGCATAACTACCATCAACATAACCTACTCCTGGTTTGTAAGAAATACCATTTAATATAATACTACCACCGTATGCATTTTTCATTTCAACAACATATTTTGCAAGATTTTTTGCTTGAACTTCTCTTGCTGTCATAATACTATCAAATATATCGTACTCTAAGTTTAATTCTTTTGCCATATAACGCAATGCAATATTATCTCTTGGGTGACAACTTCCGCCATCTCCCATGCCTGCTGTCATATAACGATCACTCATAATTCGCATTGTTGACTTTGACAGAGCATCTGTTACTACATCAACATTAATATTGCCTTGTTTCTGAGCAACGTCTTGCATCATATTAACAAGACTTAATTTTGTACTAATAAATGTGTTGTAAAAAACTTTAATACATTCACATTCGTCATATGTTCCTATAACATAACGCGGATTGTTTTCCATTACACTATCATAAAACTCTCGCAACTGCTTTGCATCACCTGTTTCACTACCATCGTCGGTGCCAATCATGATCATTTCAGGATTGACCATGTCCCAACCTACAGTACCCATTGCAATTAGATAAGGATTATATACAAACCGTGTATTAGTAACCAGCGGAACAAATTCTCTACGTGTTGTTCCAGGTAACACGGTTGATATTAAAACAAGCAACTGTTTTTTGTTCATATGTTTGTTTGCTTCTTTTAATACATCAATTACAATAGAATAATCAAAGTCTTTGGGTTCTAAATGACTTGTAGGACGTCTACCATCATAATCAGGATGATGTGGTGTTGGTACTGCAACAAATACAATATCACTATCTTTTACACAATCCTTGATAGTTTCTGCTACTTCGATATGTTCACTGTCAAACGAAGCAATATCATATCCTTTTACTGTATGTCCTTTTTTAATTATTTCAGTGGCGCAAGGTTCACCTAATTTACCTACACCAATAAATCCTATTGTACTCATTTCATGTCCTTAACTAATTGTTCGTAGCCGCCAAATTGCAAAATACTGTCAGGTACTTTGCTGATGTCAAACTTAATATTCTTTAGTATATTATAGTTTCTTTCTGCTTTTTCTGCAACCAAATTATACAACTTTTGATAATCCTTATCAACTATTGTTTCAACTTGATCTAAAATAGCATTTAATCTTTTTTTGTTATCTTTTATTGAATCAAAACTGTAATCAAATAGTTCGTCATATAATTCAAAACCTAATTCTTGTAGTGATTTGTGAAAGTTAGGAACACTCCAAACTATAAAAGGTTTTTTAAAATAAATCGGTGTGTAAGTTTTTTCTGTTGGAAAAATAGTATCCATTGTAGATTCACTTACAAGACTCATAAAACTTTCAAGAAACGCCGGAGGGAAAGATCCATACTGTTCTGTTGACTCAGCATATTCAGGATCAATAATCAAACGCTCTTGTTTCCAATGCTTAAAGTCGTAATCAATACTACATTCATTCCAACTAATTGCTCCTTTAGGTATTAAGTTTCTTTGAGATAATGCATCAAGCATTTCACAACGAAAGTACCAAGGTTTGTTATTAAGATTTACATATGCCTTTGTAAATTTATTATTATTAGCAATATGGCCAAATTTGTTTAGTTCGTAGTATGTTTTAGTAGGCCAAAATGTTGTCCAATATGTTACATTAGGTCCTGGATGAAAAGAGTTGCTTGTAGGAAATCCGCCACAAACAAACTCAATAGTATTAGTGCTATTAGACATTTCTTGTTTAATTTGTTTAAGAATTTTTTCATTTTCGGGATCGTCCCAACCCATTATTGCATATTCTTCTGCACCTAAAACTCTGATATTAGTTTCAGAATTATTTTGGATTGCTTCTAACAGTTTATTTAGGCTCCAAGACCTATGCCATAATAATAGATTCATTGTCTCACTCACACATATACTTATTAAGTACGCATATAAATATGTTTATGTTTGAAACAGTAAAAGAGTTCGAAAAACAAATTGCAGACTACTACGATGCACCATATGCTGTGGCAACAGATAGTTGTACCCATGCTATTGAATTATGTCTAAGGTATATAAACCCACAGGTTAAAATTCAAATTCCTACCCGCACATATATTAGTGTTCCGTTTACATTAATGAAACTTAACCTTGATTGGACATTTGTAAATGCAGAATGGGTAGGCTATTATTTTCTTGGAGGAACAAGAATTATAGATGGTGCAGTTAACTTTGCAAAAGACAGTTACTTACCAGGACAATTTATGTGTCTAAGTTTCCAACATAAGAAAATGCTAAGTCTTGGTAGAGGCGGTGCAATACTATGTCCTACAGAACAAGATTATGAAATATTAAAACAAATGGCATATGACGGCAGAACAGATGATAAGCCTTGGGCAGAACAAAATATAAAACAAATAGGATATCATTATTACATGACTCCTGAAACAGCCGAACTTGGTATTGAAAAACTAAAAACTGCTACTTCTGATAAATTATGGACCAGTGAAGATTATCCTTACTTGCCATCAATGGAGGTATTTAAATGAGATTATTTACATTCGGCTGTTCTTACACAGAATACATATGGCCTACCTGGAGTGACATTATTGCTCTTGATTTAGATTGCGAAAATCATAACTATGCTAAAGCAGGTATGGGCAATCAAGGAATTGCTTGTAGAACTGTTGAAGCAAACGAAAAGCACAATTTTACAAATCAAGATATTGTTTGTATTTTATGGAGCAGTTGGCAAAGGGTAGATTTACTAAAAGACGGAAAATGGATTACCGAAGGTAATATACTTAACAGTGATTATTATAACGATGAATATCTAAGTAACCACTGGAGTGAAGAAAACGATATTGTTAGAAACAGAACAGCAATATTACATACCAATGCGTATTTAAAATCATTAAATGTAGATTTATTTCAAGGTCACAAAGATAAAGTAGACAACAGTTTACCAGGATTCCAAAATATTTTTCCAATGTCAAAAAATGTTTATAGAACAGACTCTCACCCAAGTGTTTTAGAACATTTAAATTTTGTTGAAAAAGTTATATATCCTTATCTCGGATATGAATTAAAAGAGTCTACTAAATCTTGGTGTAGAGATATGGAAATTAAAATACAACAGATTGTAGGTGAAAATACACGAATGAGTAACTTAGAATTAGAAGATCAAATATTAGAACTTTGGTCTGGAAGAGTATCGTATGTCTAAAAATGAGTGGGGTCAATTAAAAAAAGTAATTGTTGGTATTGCAGATAACGCAAAGATTCCTACAGATATAGATATAAGTTTGCGTTGTGTTAACTTTGCAGACAAGACAGACGAAAGCGAAATACAAAAAGGTCCTTACCCACAACAAGTCATAGATGAAGCAAACGAAGATTTAGAAACCTTTGTAGATTTTTTAAAAGGAGAATCAGTTGAAGTTTTACGTCCTGATGCTACTGATTGCAACTATTATAATTATTGTCCTCGAGACTCAGTATTTGTACATGATAAATTAACACTTGCAACACCTATGCCTATTAGAGCAAGAAAGGGCGAATGGAGAGCGTTTGAAAAACATTTAAACGATCCTCGAAATGTTAGATGTTACTATGAAAGTAACTTATATAACACAGACTGTATTGGTAATAAAGATGTTCTTGCACTTACAGATTTTGAGCCTGCGTTCGATGCCGCCAATGTTATTCGTGCTAACGAACACGTTTTGTATCTTGTAAGCAATAGCGGAAATAAATTAGGTGCAACACTACTGCAAAATGCATTAGGTGATAGAGCCAAAGTGCATTTATTACAAGATGTGTATAGTTATATGCACATCGATAGTACTGTTGCATTTTTACGTGAAGGCTTACTACTTGCTAATCCAAGTAGAATAAAAACAAAAGAAGATTTACCAGAACCGTTTAGAAGTTGGGACATATTATGGTGTCCGGAGCCAGTTGATATAGGACACTATCCAGGTTGGTGCAATGCAAGTACATGGATAAACATGAACTTGTTTAGTGTAAATACTAAGTTAGTAGCACTTGAAAAACATCAAGAGCCTCTACGTAAAGCCTTAGAAGCACAAGGCATTGAATGTGCTATGTTGCCAATGAGGCATCAACGAACACTTGGCGGTGGATTTCACTGCGTAACATTGGATATCGAACGAGATGTTTTATAGAGGTTTCCTTCCAAAACTTTGGGACGAAGAATTTAAAAACTTTGAATATGTGCGTCAACCTATAACAGGCGAAGAAGCAGATACTTGGCGTAAACAAGGTTATACACACGATACTACTACAGGTAAAATGTATGATAGTAGAAATCCAATGCCTGAATGGGTTAACAAAGTTGCATCACTTATAAATCTAAAAAATCCTGGATTTGTTTTTTACAGAATGGACACATTAGATATAATGCCTGTACATACAGATCATTTTAATACTTACTGTCGTGTTTTTAATCAAGAACGTAAAGATGTAAGACGTGCTATTGTATTCTTAGAAGACTGGAAACCAGGACACTATTTTGAAGTTGAAGGTGTTGGCGTTGTAAACTATAAAGCAGGTGAATATGTTTTATGGGATCCTGATGCTCCACACGCCGCAAGTAACATTGGTGTTGAACCAAGATACACATTACAAATCACAGGCACATATTACTAATGTTCAAACAAGATATCTTCTGGGGTAATCTACCAATCAAAGCAATTCGTGATAAACGTGGAAAAATGTTTCATGAATTATTTAGGCATTGGAAGCCTAACGGACCTTATATTATCTTTACAGGAACAAATAAAATAGACTTTAGTAGTATTCCGTTATCTAAAAAATTAATTAGTAAATTAAAAACCTTAGATATATTTTTATATGAACCATTAAGTTTATACGAAGAAGGAACTACACATAATAGACAATTTTTTTCAGAATTCAAAGGTGGAGAAAAATTACGTGCCGACGAATTAGATAGTATAGAAGAATTTTCAAAAAAACTAAATGCAAATATAACTGTATATACCTGTGACTATAATGTAGAAAAACACATTACAGATTATTCTTTTACACTTAAATGCTTTGATATATTTTTGCGTAATCAATTTAATGGCGGAAGTATTACTGTACGAAATAATATTGAGAAACATTTTATGTGTCCTAATTGGCGATATAGTTTGCATAGACGTTTAATTATAGAACATCTACAAGACACTCCAGGTTATTACAGTTGGGCATTTACTAATCCACCATTAAGTATTGATACACAATTAGAAAGTACAGATCCAGCACATAAAAAATGGCCTGAAGGAGAAAATAACGGTCCGGGTAGTTTGTCTACATACTATGAAAAAAGTTTTTGTGTAGTTGCTAACGAGACACGTTTTTATCAACCTACAGGAAACTTCAGTGAAAAGACTGTAAATGCAATGATACACAAACGCCCTTTTATATGTGTTGCACCACCTTATACATTAGAGTATATACGCAAGTTAGGATTTAAAACATTTACATGGGACGAAAGTTACGATACTGAAGAAGATCATACTAAGCGTATGAATAAGATACGCCATTTATTAGACAGTATTAAAATGTTAAGTATTGATGATTGTAAAATAATGCTTGAGGAAATGAATGAAATATTAGAACACAATCAAAAACTTGCTTATAAAATTTACACTAATCAGGTAGTACTTTAGATCTACAACTAATATAAAAATCTTCTAACTCAGGAAATATTTCAGTTATATTAGTATTACTACGCTTATCATACTCAGTAAACCAATTATAAAAGTTTTTATGTCCGTCAAGTAATTTTTCATCACTGTATTCTGTAGTTCTCATATAGTCAACTACTCTACGAAAACGTTCATACTCTAACAAACTGAATTTTGTTTTATCTGCATCGTCAACATTTTCTGCAATGAATTTTAGATGCTTTTCCATATAAGGCATAAAGTTTTCCTTAGGAAGTATATTCATATCAAACTGAATCGGTTCTTTTAAATATGGAGTATCAAATCTAATATTTTGCCATTGTGTTAAATTATTTTTGTTATACTTACTACGCCATTCTAAAATCTTTTTAAGTAGTCTATCAAAACTTGTGACTGCAAACAAATTAAACGTAATCATAAATGTTACAGGATAACCAAGGTTTTTAAGATAGTAATCAAGATTACGTTCCCATAATCCTAAGTCAAGTCCTCTACGTGTATAACTTGCACGAGGTCCCCAAGTATCAATACTTGTATACAATTTAAAACTTCTAATACAATTTTTTTCTTTTAGTAACTTAATACGCTCAACAAGTTTTTTAACAAGTTTATCTTTTACACCCATATTACTGTTGAGTTCTATTTGGATATGAGGCTTAGGATTATTTTCAAGTTCGTCAAAAAGTCTCCAAGTACTCTTATGCATTAAAGGCTCACCTCCCGTAATTCTCAAAATATTAAGAGTCTTGGAAACTTCAGGCCACCATTTCCACCATGCGTCTACATAAGGGTTTGAATTTTCTTCATACAATTCAAACCAATCAATGTCATTACGGTGTGCTGTACTTTTAGTATATGGTCCATGCTTTTTAATTTCGTTAAAATAACTTGTACTAAACTTAGGATGACAATAACCACACTTAAAATTACACTCGTTACTAAAGTTTACTTCAATATACTCAGGATTAATATTATAATCCCACGGATTACTGGTAATTTCTTCTATGCGATCTGGCCTATATATACTTGCTGTTTTAATATGCCTATCGCTTACATAGTCTTTACCCATACATTCAATATTCCAGCAGTACTGACAACCGCTTGGCTTTTCTCCGGCGAGCATTTGTTTACGTTCTTCTTTTTTCTGCGGAGTATTATGTAATTGGCTTGGATTATCTATTAATCCTTCAAGTGGTATTTTATGAGGTGCGGGATGATAACAACTGTGTGTTTCACCTGTTTGTAAATAGATTGTGACATGATGCCATTTAGCCAAACAAAATGTAGGAGAGATTTTATCAACCTCTGGCATTATCTGTTTGATTCTATCTACTTCACTCATTTTCGTCTAATTACTCTATCACTGTTTAGATAAACAGTTTTAAAAAATTCACTTTGCAATTTATCAAATGGCACTACAGCAATAGGCAAATCTAATTCGTTAATTAATTTTTTTCCTAACTCTTTACATTCTTCTGCAACATCTATGCTTTCGTGTTCTTTCCATAGATTGTTTAGATATGTAAAATCTCTTGTTTGTGTATGATCCCATTCTGTACACATATTCATATATGTACCAAGGCGAGCACCATATACTGCCCAAATACCATTTGGAATATCACAACCTACCATTTGCCAAATATATAATCTATGTTTATTCTGCCACCATAGTGTATTAATATCTTCTATAGGTTTTCCTCTGTCCAATGACATCTTAACACCTTCACGGAATCCTGCTCTCCAGGCCTGGTGTGGTGTTGATGTAATAATACTTGTACTGTAGTTTTCATTTAATTGATAATAATTGTCAAAATAACAAAATTCAATACTTGTTTCGTCAGTGCCGTCAGTGTTTTCATGTGTTTTCATATTCTTGACAAAATCTTTTGTCCACATTTTTAAACTACCATTGCCATACATAAGTCCGTTTGCTTCAATTTTACCACACCAACTAAATTGATAATCGTCATCAACATTTAATTTGTCTAAATCTAATTCTACTTGCATAAACTTAGGGTCTACAATAGTATCACCATCTACTGTAACAAAGTGTTTTGTTTCTGACAAGTCTGCACAGGCTTTATGTGCGGCATCTGATCCTTCTACACCGTGTACACGTTTTGCCCACGGAATTTTACGTTGTAGATCTGCCCAATTTTCTTCAGCATTAGGTTCGTCATAACTTAAGAAAATAATATCAACGTCTTGTATTTTAATCTTTGACAACTTCTACTCCGTAACTATTGAACATTTTATTTGTATAGACATCAAAGTCCATTATAGCATCACTATCGTTAAATTGCAAGACTAAATTATCAGAACTCATATTAAATCTCAATGCTCTATACAAAACAAACGGGTCATTTTTCTTAACAATACTAAAATCTTTAACAGAATTTAATGTAACGTTGTTGGCTTTTAATGTTTTTTCAAATAGTTTACCAAATTTAATTTCCCATTGCTGTTTTATGTAATTTTTACATAAAATTATGTCTGCATTTGTATTTTTATGTAATTTATACATACCATTGTTAACATTATATTCAAAATGTGTTTGCTCATACACATTAACAAGTTCATACATCAAAGATGTTGTATTAAAAACAACTTTATAGTGTTTAAATTTTTCGCCGCCGTTTGCAAGTCCTTCAACTTTATCCCATTCTACTTCGATATAATTTTCTGTATTAGGATAACTTGTGATACTAAGCAAATCTCCTGACTTAGGATCAAACTCTACATATGTTGCTACATTATCTTTGATCATTTGCTGTCCTAAAGTAATCACTTATATCTACATCCATATTCCATGATATAATTGTTTTGATTTTGTCAGTTTCATTTACTGGTGCTCTATGAATTGTCCAACTCGGAAAAGTAATAATATCGCCTTCGGTAACTTCAAAGTCACATTCTTGCCCAGTTATAGGATCTACCCATTGTGTCTTAGGAGTATCTTCGGGTAAATCTAAGTAATACACACTTGTAAAGTTACAACCATGCACGTGCCACGAATGTTTTGCTTCTTTTGCATACTGCTGAAACCAAATTTCATGAATCGTAAATGTTTCGTAATTAAATCCTTTACTCCATTGTTTCAAGTGTTCATTCAAAGGAAACTGTAAACATTTTAACCATGCTCTATCTGGATTATACCTTCCTGGTCCCCAATCGCATCGTGTAATATTATTATTAGGTCCAAAGATATTTTCAACAAGTGTAGTTGAGTTTATTTCATTTAACAATTCTTGCTTGATTGAACTGTGTTCTTTTAATTTTGTAGCCTTAACAGGAAACTGTATAATTGAATCTGTCATAAAATTTCTCCGTAAAGTCTTTTTCAGTATAATGAAAAACAGTATTTTGTAAATGTCCGCCTACACGCATTTGTTTGTCATCATTTACAAAACAAGTAATTCTATCCTGCCATTTTTTAGTTTGTGTTTTCCAAGGTTGTGCATAAGGTTTCATGTGTACAAAAGTAGGAAACGATGTTACAGCGTTAGTTACTTTATCTTCAACACCTAATACCCTTATAGTAATTGCTGTACATACATCAACACTTAAAAATTTTTGTATTTTTTTAGGAGCATACTTTTCATAATAGTATTCCCAGTTCTTCATTACTTCTTCTAAGCAAGTATAAAACTTTTTTGCAAAGTCTGATTTTTTAAAATAGTGTAATGCTACATAAATGTCTGGTAGATCATTTTGAATAAACATTTTTCTATAATATGTTGTGTTTAGTTTACATTGTTTATAATCTGTAACATTTGTTGTATAAAATACTTCATAATTTTGCATTAGTTTCCACCAATTAGTTAAATCATGTAACACTAACATATCAGTATCTAATACAAAAGTTTCATCGTATGGACAAGCATGATAAATTTTCCATCTATTTTGCACTTTCCATTTGTGTTCGTCTGCTTTATCTTCCCACGGAATAGGTACAATGTCATCAAACAGATGTTCTTTGATCCATTCAGTATCTTCATTTGTTATTAAACAAATCTTACTGTCAGGATTTGAATGGCGGATACTCATGGCCAACAATTCTGCTTGGCGTACATAATTATCTTGGTCATTGTTTTGTGCAAGAAATGTAAAATTAGGCATTGATCATTTCCCTATTCAAACTAAACTTATTCATAACGTGTACATTTAAGCCATTAGATTTTAATAATGTATACTCGCCGACCCTATCATACTTTTCTACAAGTAACTTTATTTCGTCATTGTGTATATTTTGTAATATATCTTTGTGTGTGCTATAAATCATAGTACCTGGAAGTTCTTTTACATGACCTAATACATTAGCCGCAATACTAAATGCATAATCGTTTCTAAATACTGTGCTTGTTATTTGGTATAAGTTTCTATAATGCTGATAGTTTTCTTTGATGTGTTTTACAAAATCAAAGAATGCTTTGTTTCTTTTATTTTTTGTAAAGTAAACACAAGTTGCCCAATAAAATTTTATACTTGTTTCACTAATATAACGAAATTCATCTTCATCTCTCCAACCTGATATATCCATACAAGTTGAATACATCATTAGATCATTTGCACTATCAAAGCAATTTACTAATAGACTACTTGAAATAATATAATCTGTATCCATAATTAATGTTTTGTCATATGGAGTAAGATCGTACGCATCACTTCTATTAAAGTTTTTAAAGTCTAATACTTTTTTTGATAAACTTCCGTCATGATATGTTTTTTTATTTTTACGAATAATGTCTGATGTAATAATTTCATCAAATACTTCTGCACCGTTATAAAATTTTAGAACACGCTCTTTATCGTCTGTAACAAGAGACGTTGGTAGATTCATATATTGCTTGATACGCTTTGCTAAAAAGCAAGCCTGTGCAACATAATCTATCTGTTCGTTGTTATATGCAAATAATAATACACCAGATGTCATTCTGTTAAACCGTCTACCGACCTACTTGTTTGTAACTTCTTAAATGCTGTATGATATTCGTTAGATGCTGTGAAAAATTTATCTGATATATTTTCTAAAAACTGATTTACATCAACTTCAATAGGAATATTGTTATCATCAACAATAACTGAAGTGTCTTGACCTGTTTGTTGTAACATAAAAACAAAGTTTATTAGTTCTTTGTTGATTGTAAATTGACCGCCTGAATAAAAATAGATAGTATCTGTTACAAACTTTTCATGTAACATACGCTTTTGATTTTCAAGAGTCGTGCTGTAATTGCCAAACTCTAAGGCTTTTTGAAGTTTCTCGTCCATAGTAAAGTATTTACTATGTAGATTATTATGTTAGATTGTTTGTGGTTGCAAAAGTTGGTGATGGAAGTGATACTCTTGTACCTGTAGGAAGTCTTTCACCTACAATACTATCCAAAGTACCTGTTACACTTTCATCGATAGGATTGATAGCACCGTCGTTGTTTGAATCACCGGCATCGTCACCTACGTCATCATCTCTAAATTGAATTCTAAATTGGATTATTGATGAACTGTTTTCTTTTGCGGCAATGTTGTAATCGTTTTCTGCATATACACCACTACCGTCTTTTTGGAATACTGTTTGATATGTATCAGTAAGATCAAAGTTACCAATGCCTGAATCAGTTCCTGGAGCAGAACCATCTGATGCACAACCGTTGGATTTAAACTTTGCTGTACCCATAGCGGCCAATAAATTGTTCCAGTCGTTATTTTTACCATTTGATGCTGAAGGATCTAAATCTGCTGTAAATCTAATTTCACCACCTGCATTAAAAAAGTGTCTACGTGCATCTGCACTTGCAAAAGTCACTGTAACAACATGATCAATAACACCTGCCCAAGAAGTTGTTCTTTGTGAACTTGTCTTAAGTGCTGTAATAGTGCTTTGTGAAGTATCAGCAGTATAAATTAATGCCTTGTCTGTTTCAAGTGTGTCAGCCATATCTTCATATTGAACAACACCTCTATTAGTACCTGTGTCGGTTCCGTCTTCTTCAATTACTTGTCCTGCGGAAACAGTTGCAAGTGATTGTGGCACACTACCTACTTGATGGACTCTTGTATTGATAATGTCAGTATATAAGTCTGACATATGCTGTGAGTCGATAATTGTTTCTGCCGCTACCTGTGAACTTACAAGTGTTTGTCCGTATCCGAACTGTCCACTACCGTTACCTAAAACGTTAGCAACCTTTGCTTGTAAATCGTTGTATCTTGCCGCGGTAATGATTGCCATCTTCTACTTCCTTTATACTTTTAATACGACTTCAACAAGTTTTTCTTCATGTCTGTCGTTTGATTCAAGTGCAACACCTACTATTTCGCCTTCATTGGCTTTTTGTGCTGTACCGTTCACTCCTACATATAATTTATCACCTTTTGCTACAGGACCTATAACTCTGAGAGGAACACGACCTTTAAGTGCAATCGCTTGTCCTTCTGCTTCAGCATTCATAAGTACCGCTGGTTTTGCTGATATAACACCAATTGGCATACCGTCAATATCACAATATGTTGTTTCGGCATCATCATTTGCACTTACTGCCATAACTGTACCTGTAGGATAGTCATCGTCTGTGGTATATTTTTCTGCTAAGTCAGCGTAACGTGCAGTTGTTGCAGTACCGTTGAACAAGTTAGCATTAATATTACCCGAACTATCTCTAACTGCTACAGTATCGTTAGTAGCACTTGTACTTGCTGTTCTATTGTTTGAACCAACTACTAAAGCGTTTGCCGCTGTTGCAGTTCCGTTAAACAATGTAGCATAAATGTCTCTAAACTTATTAGCAGTTGTACCAATATCATATGTATTATTTGCACCAGGTATAATTCCTTCTGCTTTAATTTGTACTGGCTCTGTTGATTGTGCTTGTGCATTATCAACTTTAAACCTAATTACTGTACCAACTTCATTTGAAATTACTGCTTGGTTATCATTTTCAATAGCAACACGTAAATCGTTTGATGCACCTACAGTAAAACCTGCATCTGAGAATCTAACAATTTCTGTAAATGTTGATTCTTGACCTGGAATACTTACAACGTATTCACTTGCCGCTCTGCCGCCAAGTTTTTCTGAGTTAGTAGCAGTACCCCACCATCTATGTGCAGTTGATGTAACACCTTGCTGTGCATTAGTTGTATTCTTTAGAGTCATACCTTGGTGAATGACATCAAATCCTGTTATGGCATTATCAGGGTCGGATGAGTCAATCGTAAAGTCTGACGATGAAAGTACAACAACTACTTCATCATTTATTGTACCTTTAATAACCGTTCTTTGAACGTTTGCAATATCTCTAATAGTGTCTGTTACAAATGATGTAACTGTATCACCTTGTGATTGCGGACCAATTAGTACAAAGCCTGAACCAGTGTTTGCATACAGTTGGTTGTTTGAATTGTCCCACCAAAAATCACCTTCAGTTAAGCCTGATGGTTGTGTAGTGCTTACTTCAGCGCCGCCTGTTGTTCTAAATTTTGTACCGTCATAAAATTTTAGTTTGCTTACACCTGAATCAAACCAAATTTGTCCTCTAATTGCTCTGGATGGTGAATTAGCACTTGCAAAGTTTTCAAGTAAGTGTACGAAATTTTCGTTTTGGATCTCACCATAACCAGCATAGTTTTTACCAACAAGTTTAAGATCAGTAGTTTGATCGACTGTACCGTCTTCAACTACTGCAATCTGTGACCCGTCAGTTCTATTAATAATATATGCCATAGTTTATAACCCCTTTATTGTATGTATTTATCGTTATACCGCAGAACTTGCTCCGCTGGTATAAGTCCAAACCCCTCCTGTTACAGTACAAGTTAGGACATATCTGTTCACTGTTAATGTTACAGCACCGATTACATCAGTAAATTCAACGTCTTTTAATACGTCTTCATTTTCTTGACCTGTTTCAGTGACCCTTTCTGTAGTACCACTTGAAGCATCATACGCAAACGCACCATCTGTGCTTGTGTCTGCTGATACTTCTATTTGCGTCGAACTAACAATACGTTCAATATTCCATGTTCCGTTTAAATTAGCCCACGCTGTTCCTGTGTTATATGTTGCTCCTGCTATTACTACGTTACGTCCTGCATCATATCCGTGTACAGCATCTAATGTTAAAGTAGTTGTTGCACCAGTTGTAACGCTTGTAATTGTTCTTGTTGCTACTGTAACAGTTTTATCTACTGATACTGTGCTTTCTTCAAGAGCGGTATTTAAATCTGCCGCTGAAAGTGTTGCAGAAGCACCTGTTTGGTCTGTTGCATGAATTTTTGCAATAGTACCATTACGTTTTGAACCTGCTGGTACAATTTCTTCAAGTAATGTTGAAATGTTAGAAGCAAAAGTTGCGCCTCCGTTTTGTACAGGATCATATCCTAATCCTGTGATGTTAAGTGCCATTACAACACCTTCACTATCAATTGCACTATCTACATAATCTTTGTTTGCCGCGTCAGTGCCTGATGTAGGCGTACCTAAACCCGTAATTCTATTTGAACTTAAAACTTCAATTTCGCCTGAAGTACTTTCAAGTTGTAAGTTTCCAACAGTTGAAGAAACTTTTTGTGCATCAATGTTTACATTATCAACATCAAGATTTGTAAGTGTTCCAAGTGTTTGCATATCAGGAGCACTTGTAATATAACTTAAACTTGTTCCATTTAATACTGTGTTGCCGTTAAGTTTATAACCTTGTGTAGAATCCCAAAATACATTTGAAGTAAATGCATTTGTTGTTTGTTTCCATAATATTTCTTTATTGCTCGGAGTTGCTCTAACAATAATACCTGCATCATCTACTTGTGCATCAGTTAAAAGTGTGCTATCTGATGAAATTGCAAGTTCAATATTTTTATCTTGGATACGTAAATTTTCTGTATCTGTTTGAAAAGTGTCACCTGTAATTGTTAAGTTACCGCTGATTTTAACATCGCCGCCGACATCAAGAGTTGCTGTTGGATTGTCATTAAAAATACCAACATAACCTTGCTGTGTTTGCACTTTAATTGCACTTGCTTCGCCGCCTGCTTGTCTAACTTTTATTGAAAGATTTCTATCTCTTACTTGATTAGCAATTACTGTTTGGTTTGCAACAACTTTTATAACAATATTATCTTCAGGACCTACTGTAATACCACCGTTGTTAATTGTAGTAATTGTACCGTTGGTTACACCATTAGCGTCTGTAGGTAAAAACTGAGATGCATTTTTCTTAATGCCTTGTGCGTTAATAATTGTATCTGCAGATGTTGCTGTACCGTGGAATTTAAAATCATCATCAAGTACAGTAATACCTTTTTCAACTGCACCTGTAATTCCGTTAATAGGATTACTTGCATCAGGTGTAAATCTAATTCTTGAAATTACTGCTTCAGTTTGTCCACCTACATTTAAGTTTACAAGTGTTCTATTTGTTTGTGTTGTATCAAGAACTGTGTCTGTTGAAAATCCAGATAGTCCTTCTGAACTTGCATACTGCGGTCCAACAAGAACTAAATCAGTACCATCATAAAAATATAATTTGTTGTTTTGATTATCAATCCAAAGATCGCCTGATACTAATTGCGGTTGTGTAGGACTTACAATGGGTCCGCCTGCACTTTTAAAATTTGTACCATTCCAAATTTTTAATCTTGCTTCTCCGCTATCGTACCATAATTGACCAGTAAGAGGATTTGCAGGTGCTTGTGTATTAGTGAAGTTTTCTAACATCTTAACGAAGTTTTCGTTAATGCTTTCACCAAAGCCAGAATAATTTCTACCAATCAGTGAAATGTCAGTTGTTTGTGTATTAAGTTGTCCGTCAACTAATTCTACTAACAAATCTCCGTTAGTTTTATTAATCTGATATGCCATTAGTTTGCCCCCGCGTAAATTATGTAATTAACAGCCAAGTATGGATTCATTACATCAAAATCTTGGCCTACTTGATTATTACTTACAACACCACCTGAGAACGGAAACTTCTGTCCTGCATTTGTACCTGTTGGTGCGTCTGTTTGAGTAGCATCATCATCAATTGGTGTGCCTTGAACATCTCGTGTTGTATAATATTGTGTACCACTTGGTCCACGTAGATCGTGTTCGTGTTCTGGTAAGTTTTCAACGTCAATTGATTTCTTTTCAACACCAGCAGTACCGCCAACTACATCTGCGTTTTCGTTTACAACTCTATTCGCCGATCCTTGTGTTGTACCCATATTGTCCATACCTAATGGAAATCTACCACGTAAATCTGGTAGTGCAAATTTACCAATAGTTGGGTTTGCTTTGTATCTTGTTCCAATAATATCATACAAATCAGTATGGTCAACAATGAAAACTTCTCTACCATCACATGGTAACCAACCTGCTAAATCAAGTTCTTGTTCTCTTGTTGTTGTCATTTCACCTGCATAAGGTGTAATAATACCAATTGGATTAACTGGTAATGAAGCAAATAAGTTGCTTCTTGAAATCTTTTTAACGCCTGTACCACTACCGTTTTCATCGTTGACTCTGTTGATTAAAATTTCATCGTCAAATCTTGAACTTGGTACACCTTGTTTATTAGTAATAAATGTACTGTTTACAGTAATATCAAATTCTTTTACAAGTGTAGTTTCGCCAGGTGCAGTATACTGTCCATCATAAATTACATCTGGGGCTGTTACATCTCCACTAATTCTAAATGTAGTTCTACTTGCAAGTTTGTCTGAACTTCCTGAGCGTCCTGTAACTGTTCCTGTAACGTTACCTACTAAGTTTGCTCTAACGGTGTTTGCATTTATTTCTGCAAATTTTAATGTTGTTGATCCAATGTTAACTGCATTAGTTGTATCTGGTAAAATTGTTCCGCCGAATGTTGTGTTACCACTGACTTCAAAATTATTACCAACTCGTAAACTCTTAGCAACACCAAGACCGCCTTTTGTAGTAATACTACCTGTTCCAATATTAACTGCTTCTGCAATTCCGTTTACAACAAGATTATTTGAAATAATTGCATTACCTGTAACATCAAGTGCTTCTTGTGGTGATAGGTTATTAATACCAACCTTTCGTGTCGAGTCAATTCTTAGTACAGGTTGTAGGTTACCTGCATTGTTAATACGTAAGTCAATGTTTGCACCCGATGTATTATTTGAAATAATTGCGTTCTGTCCTTCAATACCAATTTGAACAACTGCATCACTACCAATTGATACGCCAGAATTATTTCTAATAGTAAGCGATTGTCCTGATACAGATAATTTGTCACCTCTTAAAAAGGCTGACGCTGGTACCGGGTCTGTTTCTCCTGGAATAATTAATGATTCTGCTTTTTCAGCAATACCGTAATACTTAGGAACACCTGATCCAGTAATGTTACTACTGCTCATATTAAAGCCAGGTTTGATTGTTTCAAATCCTGTAATTGTTGACTTAGGTGTAAATGCACTTGTTGCATAAATTGCAAGTACTTTACCGCCAATTTCAACTTGAAGTGCAGTATAGTTAATGTTGTCTGTACCTGTTAGTGTAGTAGGTCTAACACCTGCGGCTAAACCATCACTAAATTCTGGTCCTACAAGAATCCAACCTGAACCTGTAAACAAATAAAGTTGTTGATTGTCTGTGTCTGCCCAAAGATCTCCTGCAACGGAGTTAGCAACATCTGGTGCTGATTCGCCTCGCTTTAGGCCACCTGCTTCAATCCAGTTAGTACCATCATAAAGTTTAAGTAGATTAATACCAATACTTGTATCATACCAAAGTTGTCCTTCAATAGGTCTTTGAGGTGCATTGTTGTTTGCAAAATTTTCTAATAATTGTAAAAAGTTTTGACCAATTAACGAACCGTAGTCTGTTGTAAATCTTCCTGGGATACTTAACGTTGTTGTAGTATCAACAGTGTTATCTTCAATTACAATACTACCTTTGTTTGTAATGTCTGTGTAATTAATTGAATATGCCATTTAATTACCCCTCGTTAAAACCAGTTAATGATTGTATTCTAACTGTATAGTCAATTTGAATTAATCTGTTTAAACTCTTTTGTACTGGATGGAAAATTACGTGTGTAAGCAATCTGCCATCTCCTGTTGGAGAATAACTAACAAGTCCTAATTCATCAAACACAAATTGACTTTCTGTGCTTGTTGCTGTATCATTTGCTTCTTGACCGTTTGGTTCTCCGTAATCAAGTAAACATTGAACAATAATATCTGTGTAATTTGTACCTGTTACGTGTCTTGTTTCAATCTTGTTTCTGTTAGGATCGACGTTGTTGACAGACTGATCATCTACGATCTTTTTATATGTTTGATTGTAAAGACTTGCGTTTGTTCCTGTTGAATTTGGTGTTAGGTATGTAATAATGCCTGTAGGATCAACACTTGTACCACCATTACCAAATGCCATTTCGTATACAAATCCCTGTCCTGCATTGGCCAAAGATTCAGCAAGTGCTATACTCATATTTTCATAATGAATAGCATTGCGTTTATCTATTAAAATTTCCTTAGATTCGGGGTCAAATATCTTAATATGCCCTTGCACTAATACTCCGTTTTTGTCTAATAAGTTGTCTGTCATTTTGTTATCCTACATTGTATTTATTTAGGTAAGTCAACGTCCTCTGCCCTTAAGAACTGTGCTATTGCATTTTCCGACTTGCCTAATGTTTTTCCTGGCTCATTCCACATTTTACCAATTTTTCTAATTACTGTAATACGTACACCGTCCGCAGGTGGATTAGTAATAGTTAGTATATTTGGCGAACTAATACTAAATTCTGCTGGTGCTGTTACATCGCCCTCTGGTGAATCTTGATCCACAGTTACATCAAACACCTGAATGGCTGTTTTTCGTAAGCGTTTACCACCTACAAATACTTCAAATTCGTTAACACTGTTGGGTTCCCAATCTAAGTTAAATGCTGTTGTAGTTCCGTCACCGTCAAATGTGTTAACTAATGTTTGATCTTGGTATGGAACAGTCTGCTGGAATCCTTGATCAAACAGTTGATCTCCAATATCATGCAATTCTTTAACACCAGTACCCATTGTACCTCTACGAAGTTGCTGTAAACTATTACCATCTTTGACCATATACTCAATACGTTCGCTGTTTACAAACAAAACACCAGGTGTATTTGAATCTTTATCTGGTACAAACATGGTTGATGCATCATCAACTACAATTTCTTTATCAAATACTTTAAGATTCTGTGCTAATCTGTAACTATTTACATCACCTAAACGTTTGTAAACAGTTCTATTCAACATATCTTTAAACTGCCTGAAGCCAAACTTAGCAACTGTTGGACCGTCTTCAGCAAACTGTATAACTTCAATGGTATCATCTTCATTTAACGGCTGTGCCATACGCACAAACAGTCTGTCATTTGTTACTTTATAGTCAACACTTGGAGTTTGTAATCTACCATTTACAATAATCCAAACATATTCAGCATCAATTGTTGGTCTTTGCAGTTTAATTAATCCTGCAAGTAAATGATTGTACTCTATATCAGCAACACTTTCAAACTGAATAGTTGTTCTGGTTACAATATCATAATTTTTACGATCAATCTGCTGTACATCATGTTTACTAAAGTGTGTTACTTTGATTGTAGTGTTTTCTGCAGGAGCAGTATTTAATGTTAAAGTATTTCCACTTATTGTGTATTCGCCGTCTGTAGTAACAAATACTTCTAATGTATCGCCTTGTTGAGCAACGTTTTCAAAAATTTCAACACTTGAGTTTGCTGGACGGAAAATAAAGTCTGATGTATATGTTAATTGTCTGCCGTTAAGCAATACAATAATGTCATCTGCACCAAGTGTACCTCCTGGTTGTTGCCAGTTACGTAATTGATATTCAATTCTATTATCTACTGTGAACTTTTCATTGTATCCAGCATTTAGAATATTATCACCTACCTTAACAATTATATTATGACTTGAAGGTAAACTACTAAACGGAGTTACACTTAAACTATAATTAACACTGCTTCCGTCTGCTACTAAGTTGTCTGTGTTAATTTCACTAAATGTTTGTGCTTCACTTGCATAGATAGCAAAGTTAATCACTGAATTATCTGCAGGTGGCGCACCAAAACTAATTACAACTTTGTTTGCTGAATCATATGAACTATCTGTTGTTTCTAAAATATAGTTTACTTTCTCACCATTTACTGTAACAATACTGTTTAATTCGTCTCTCCAATCAACCTGTGTTACATACTGAAGAGTTGACCCATCGCCTGTGAATATATCCATATCAAGAATTGCTTCACCATTGCCACTCATTGTAATAATATTGATTCTATCATTATTTGCTGGAGCAGATGTAAATGTAATTTCTTTATCTTTGTAATTTACTGTGTAATTATAAACAATAACATTATCAACTTTTACAAACACTGCATCTTTGCTTTGCGGTATTCCAGTAAATGAATATGTTGTAGTTGTTCCGTCTGCTACGTGTGAGACACTTTCAATGATGCTTCCACCTTCACCAACTCTGTCGTACACTTTAATATCTAAAGTATCAAGTACTTGTCCAGGAACAAGTTCTTCTGGACCTTTTGAAGTTGTAGGAGTAACAAATCCATCACCATCAATGTTAATATCTTCTGGATTTAAACCTGTTGCACTTGAGTAAGCAAGGTCGCCACCTGTTACAATAGTATCGTATGCTCTTGGATCAGGAATAAATGAACCGTCGGATGTATTTTTTCTAATAACAATTACATCACCGCTTTGTGTTGGAACAACTTCTTCGTCAAATTTAATTACAGTTGAAGCAACTTCGGTGCCATCATCAGTTAAAATAAATCCTGTTTGACCAGCGCCTGTAATACTGCTGATTAATGCATCAGGGTTTATTTGCTCTGGTGTTCCAAAGTTAGGATCGTCAATTCTTGTACTGTTTTTGTAAACGTTATATGTTACACCTGTTTCAAGTGTTTTTGCAAAGTCGTAAACTTTAGTACTGTCGTCACTTAAACGGAAAACTTCATCTTCATATGTATTATCATATGTATCGTATGCAGATGTAAACCATTCATCTGCACTCCAACCCGAGCCTCCGCCAAAGTCGAAACTCTTAACTTGTACTCCACCGTAGTCGATACCGTCAAGTAATTGACCAAGATCATTTGCAACCATTCCTGTTTCTGGATCATAGAATAGGTTAATTCTATCTGCCGCACTTAGTAGAGAAATATCTTTTTTGTATTCAACAGTAATTGTTTTATTATTAGCAGGAGGTGTATCAAAAGTTATTTTTGTAATCTTTCTTTCATATGTTCTACCTGTGCTATCATCAACGTTTTCAATAGTATATCTGCTTGGTAAAACTTCTTCGTCACCAACAGTAATCTTTACTTTATCAGTTCTAACATCTGCTGGCCACTTTAATTTATATGTAAACTTACTACCTGATCCTAAGAATGTTTCTGTTTCATCAAGTGTAGTAATAAAGAATGTACCTGTAACTCTATCAAACTTTACTCTAAAGTGTGTTGTTCTTAGATTGGTGTTACCAATAACAGCACTGACTTTTGCAGTTCTACCGCCGTCGGCGACCGAACCATTTAGAACAATACTTGGCGCACTTACATAACCTGTTCCCGGATTGTCAATTTTTATTTCAGTAATTTTTCCGCCGCCGATGTATGCTGTTGCTGTAGCACCAGTGCCGCCACCGCCAACAAATTCAACACCAGGAGCATTTTCATACCCTGAACCTGCATCAGAAATATTAATTTCTTTGATTTGGAAACTTGCATTGTCTTTCCAATGTTTGTATGGATAAGAGTTAATTACATCACTTGCAATACGTATTTCGTCATCTACTGCAACAGCATTTTGAGGAACAATTTTTCCTTGCTGTTCGTCATATACTGCTGGCAAATCAAAATCAGTCACCATTGTTTGAGAGTTTTCTTCACCTTCATATGTGCTTAGGTATTCTCTTATCTTAGTTTTGTATGGTTTTACTTCATTAGCATACGCTTCGTAACTTTCTAAGAAATCATTATTAAATGTTATATCTTTTCTTAGTTTACCAATATTATGTTTTGCTTTTACAAAACTTGTCTTAAACATCCAATCAACAAATTTTTGTTCTGACAACACATAACGCATCTGTGCAAAGAATAATTCATTGTAATGAATTGCCAAGTTATCAACTAAAATTTTATCTCTTAAAGTTTTAAAAATTATTCTTAATTCATCGACTGGTTGTAAATCAAATGCACTATCATCATAACCAAAACTATCAAAACCAACCAATTGATCATCATAATCGTAAATAGATTTATTCAATTGTATAGTAGCATTTTGTCTACCAATAGTTTCGTAGTTAACTGTGTAGTCAACGTTGTCTTGATCATCAATTTTTCTAAGTAATAGCCAACCGCCCGAACCTACAGAACTAATTTTAACAATACTATCAAACGAATCATCTAAAGATTCTAATTCATATGTTTCATTAATAACAAAGTCTGCTTTTGTTAAATCATTATAACCTGTTGCATACCAATCTACATAATTCCAATAAGGCTTAACATCAAAACGTTGACTTGAAACTCTATCCCAAGGATCAGCGCCGCCTTGGTATTCATATAACGACCATTTGTTTGCATAACTTTCATCTACAGTTGTTAATACTGTAAAGTTTCTCACAGTAATTGTATCGCCTTGTTGATAGTTTCTTCCGCTGTCAATTACTGTAGCACTTGTAACAGTACCCACATTATTAATCTCTAATGCAATTTCTGCATCTTCACCTGTAGAACTATTAATTTTTAAAGTTGGTACTGTTTTATATCCTCTACCAGGATTGATAATATCAACTCTTAAAATTTTACCATCTTGAATTGTTGCAGATAGTGTTGCACGTTGTACTCTTCCTACTGCTACAAATTCTAATTCTTTATTAGTATCAATCTGTACATCATAACGTCTTGACGCTAATGTTGGTATAGGATCATTCTCTTCTAAATTAGATAAATCAAAGTCATCAATTAAAACATTCTTAATTAACACACTGTTAATTCTTTCTACAAATTGTTTTAATGCTTCGATTCTGTTAACAAATATTGTTTGTCTTGGTGTATTAAGAATACCATAACGTTGTTTTTCGCTTAGGAATCTATCAGGAACTTCTCTACCTTGTTCGTCATAACCAATCAAACTATCAAACCACTTACGTTCAAGATCGGATTTAGGAACGCTTGTTTCTAATCCATCTGTAATAATTGCATATTGATTGTGAATATTTTTCTCAGTATTGTCAATAGTCCAATAAGCAAATTTTAGAATAGTGTTTAATCCTCTAATAGTGCTTTCGATATTATGTGTAGTCCATTCATTATTATTCAACAATGAAATATATTTGTATCCTTGACCCGATGGATCTCTTATTAATTCTTGTACATCAGCGGCACTTACTGTTCTGTCAGGTACATCTGGAACAGTTTTCTTATTTCTTACCCAGTAGTAATAGTAGGTTGTAAATTTTTGTGCAGGTTTATCATATACTTTCTTAGTACTATACGCATTCATTCCGTATTTTGTTGTACCACTAATCCCTCGTGCAACTCCGCTTTCTGAATCTGCTTCTTCATCCCACTGGTCTGGTGTTAATAAACTTTCGACCCATTCGTAAACTTCAATTTCTGTACCTGGGAAAATTGTATTCATTGTATTGCTTACATTAAATATATTTCCTGTATTACTGTATGGATTAATAAATCTAACAGCATCAGTATCCCACCAAAGTTTTCCTACCATTTCTCCTGCTGTAAATGTAGTAACGTCTTTGTTTACATTTCCTTCTGTTACGTTATTGTATGTTGCAGGATCAAATGATGTTTTAAAGGATAACTCTACTTCGGCTGTTCCAGCAATTTTTCCTTGAATCGGATCAATGTAATCTAAATATTCTTCAACAATTTTTGTATCTTTATTATAAACCGAAATACCTTTGATTTTATCAAGATTAACCAGAGGTCTTGCATTACGCTTTCTTTCCCAAAGTCTTGAATTTAATTTTACTCTATAATCTAAAACTAATCCTGATGAATTATTATTTTCACGTGTATACTGTGGTAATGAAACATAAATGTGATTACCTTTGATTAACATTGTTCTACCAAAGTACAATGTTCTTTTATCAGCAAATTCTAATTTGTCGCTGTAAACGTATCTATTACCTAACAATTCAAATACAAAAACTTCACCTGTGTCAACAAGTTTTGATGTAAATCTTGTCGTAGCATTATCAAATACTGTAGTACCTGAATCTATCTCTGTATTACTAAACAGATCACCACCTGCTGAGTGTACAACAATTCTATCATTGTCGTATCTAACCACTGTACCAAATTTTTCGTTTGGTAATCCTTTAGGTCCTATTAGATGCTGTACTTGTTCAAATCTTCCGTTAACCTGTTCGTATATGAATACTGTACCTTGATTTGCATATGTGTCAGTATAGTTAGGTGCACCAACTGCAATAAACTTTCCATCAGTAGACACTGCAATAGAGTCACCATAATTAATATTAGCATACGGAGCATCTATCATCTGATCAAATACATAATGACCTAACAATGATTTTCTGTAAATTACTAATTTTCTTGTTGCTATAGAACTATCAACAGCATCACCGTACTTGGCAATAGTTGTTAATACATCACCTGTGAAACTTACACCAAACTGTGTTCCAAACTCATATAAATTATCAGTTTCAATTGCACTGTCGGTGCCTACAATAAATCCTGTGCTGTTTGGTAAGAATCCGTTTAGGTCAACACCTGTTGTAATTTCTTCCCAGTCGTTTGTATTGAACACACCTGGTATTAGATTAGTTTTTGCTTGATATACATTCCCGTTTTGTTTTACGTATTCGTCTTTGAAATAAGTTACAGTTTGTAAGAAGTCACCTCTATAATCTTCATCTGCGCCAAGTTTCCAACCGCCGTTTACTGACCAGTTAACAATGTTTATTCTTCCTGGTTGATCAAATGTGCCGTTACCCTTACTTAAAATGTAAGCACTGTAAGTATTATTTGTATGTGATACAATTTTAATATCACTACCAAGATAACGTTCTGATTCAAGATCTGGTGTTACGTAAATTCCGTTTAATTGATAGAAGTTACTTGCATTACGTTCGTAAATTGCATATGCACCCTGTCTTTGCAACGTACTTGCTGTTCCGTTTTCATCTGCTGGAATATTATAAACTCTTTGCCAATCGTTGTTAGTTTTAGATGGAGGATTAGCATCTCTTGCAATACCATCTAATAACTCTGATTTGTAAACCCAATATTCAAATCCTTGAAGTGTACGTGTTGTTCCTCTTGGAAGGTTTGTTCCTCTATCAACTACAACAATAAATCCTGCTGTTGTTGACTGTAAATTTACTGTATCAGTTGTACCTACAAGTCTAACAACTCCTACACCTTGTGAGCCACCAACAATACTTAAACTTGATATGTTTCCGTTGTTTAAACCAAGTTTCCAAGTTCCTGTTTTATTTTTTATCCATAGTCTTAAATCGTTAAATGTTTTTTCAACATAGGTAACTTCAGCAGTAGCAAGTGTGTCGTTGTCTTGTACAATATCACCAACAACTGGAATAAATGGATTACCGTAATTAGGATTATAATCAGCATCACCCTCTGTAGGCGATCCTCTATCATCAAAGTTTGTTAAGTTTACTTCAATCCAACCGTCCCACAAGTCATCAATTGTATGAGCATTGTTGTTGAGATAGTCATGTGTAATAACACTTGAAATTACTGACGGATCTTGTAGTAAGTTATCTGCATTTCTATATTCATTAAAGAAAAAGTTTAAGGTATCTCCTACTGCTAAGTTAGCATCTAAAGACCTTGGTGCTCTAAATACCCACTTGTCAGCAATTTCGTCACCATCGTCACCTGTAAATGTAAGTGACTCAATGAATGATGTTACTGTAGGTGAACTTGCATCATCTGTAATTCTTAAAACATTTTCATAGTAGTTTGGTGTTCTACCTGATCCTTCTTGAATTACATCTTTGATAACAAGGTATGGTTTTGTTTCAATAGTTGCAATAGATTGATAATTACTTCCAACATTAATTTTCCACCAGCCGCCAAGTCCGTCTACATCTTGTTCAACTGCTCTTTCATATGCTCCAATAGCAATATCACCTACAAATAAATTACCTGTAGATTCAAAGTCACCATTCGCATCTCTAATATAAATTAATGTTCTGTTATCACCCGTTGTATATGCAAACGCAACTATACCAACTGCTGTTGAACTGCTTATAGTTTCGCCTACACTTGGAATTGCTTGGGTATTATCAACTAATAATATATCATCAATCTTGTCTACAATTTCGTGTCTGCCGTTAAAGAATGTTTTACTTAATGTAGGATTGCCATTAAATGGTTGCACACCACTTGGATACCTTGAATTAATATCATTCCATACTAATTCAAGTTCGTCTCCTGGTGTTGTTGCAACGTATGCAAGCCTTGGTGCTCTAATTAGAACATGATCAGTTTGTTCTTCTTGAAATAAGAAGTTTCCTCTAAGAATATAATAAATGTTATCATATTGATTAGTAGTTGTGTCATATGTGCTAATCAAATGTTGCAAGTGCGAACTAAAACTTGGAAAATCTAAACTTGGATCTGTTGGCTCAATAATGCTTTTTGCTTTCCAATATTGATTAGTATATTTTACAATTTCATCTTTTTGGTAAACTGCCGCTGATGCAAATTGTCCTCTGTATTTTGTTTTTACATTAGATGCATACGGCACGCCAACAAACAACCACTTGCCGTCTGAACTTAATGCTGTTGCACGACCAAAACTGTTTTCGCCACTTAGATAATTTTCTGGACAATCAATTGATTGTGATAGCACAAGATTAATATTCTCACCAGGTCTAAAGTGAATATCTACTCTACCTGCTTCTGTTGTTCCTGGCGATCCTGCAACAACTATTGTATTATTACTGTTTGCAGAAATGCTTGTGCCAAAAGATCTTGTGTCTGTTCCTAATGTACCTGGAATAGTACCATTAACAAGACTTTGATGCAGTTCATAATTGTTTGTGTTTTCAACAACTGTCCATCTATTGTTTTCGTCATTATCAACCCAAACACGCTCTTGTGTAGAATAATTGTCTCTTGTAATTTTGCTGTTTACATCGTTTAGTGTTGATACACGTGAACTAACAAGTTTTAAAATAAATCCGCTTGTTTCTTCAGCATCGTCAACTTCGCCTGTGGTTTGTGCATAGATAACATCTAAACTTACTCTTAAAACTTTATAGAATCTATTTTGTGATGTACCAACACCTAATACACCAATTATATCATCTTTCTCAACTATTGGTGCTTTACGTGTTTTAATTTCTATAGATTTAGAACTGTCACTATTAGTAATACTGACAACCTTCATATCGGTTTCAGTTTGACGAAGTACGTCCCAAGTTTGTCCTTTTTTAGCAACCCAAATATACTGGCCAACGCTAACTTGATTTAGATCTAAATCTAAAATATCATTATAATTTGTTACTTTAAAATTAATATCTTCTTCTGCAACATAACCAGCAGTCTTAATATACGTATCATTTTCATCAATGTATTTTGTTGGGAATGGTGCATGATTATAATTTTCAGGCTTATTATAAACATCAACCGGAGTATATCTGTAAACCAAGTCTGTAGCAAGAGGATCAATAGTTTGTGTTAATTGGAACGGCTGTGGACTAAGTCTTATTTTAGATTCATCAAGTTCGTATTCAACTTCTTCAAATGAATCACTCGCACCGTATTGTCCTACTTTGAATGCCCAGTCTTCAAAAAATTCTAAACTTGAATTTTCTGTATTTGATAAAGCATCAAATAATTTTTCTAAAGAATTTAATGTACCTTTATCTTGAATGAATCCTTGATAGAATTTATATTGTGATACATCGTCATTGATAATATTTTCAAGGTATGTACGTTTTTGATATCCTATTAAATGTTGTGCAAGACGCTGTTGCTCACTGTCAAAATTATCTGTATCTAAATCATAAAAATCTGCAAACTGATTTGCTTTGTAATCAAAGTTTGGAATAAGTTTAGGTTCTGGTTTTTCAGTTAACAAATACCAATCATCATCATTAAATTCTGTGGCACCAGGAATTTTATATTTTGCACTATAGTAACGTGTTTTATAATAAACAACATCTGAAATATTATAATCTATATTTTCTTCCCAGTTTGTAATTTTTACATTGTCAAGGGTGAATCCCGGAATGTTAATACTTCCGTTCCAGTCTACACTTCTGTAACCAAGTACTCTAACTCTTTGCTGTCTATATCCTGGACCAGGATTATAAATTGTGTCATTGAACACTGTTGTATTATCAAGTAAACATACGTGTTCTTTTTGTATAAGTGGTAATTTTACAAAATAAATTCCATCTGCTGTATTTTTAAGAGTTAATCCAAATTCATTTTGACTGCTTCTAATTGTGTTAGCAAAGTCTTCTTGGAGTTTCTGTCCATCTGCTTTTAACAGTGTATAATCATAAAAATTATCAAATATATTATCTACAACTGCATAATCTCTGTAAAACTGTAGATTAACTGCACTTGGAGACAATGTAATTAATGCACCCGAATTCCAATTTTGTGTAGTCCAGAATAAAAATTCTCTTGCACTTAGTTCCCAATTTTCAATAGTCTCTATGGTATTGTTAAATTTACTAAAAACAAACCCTTTATCTTCTAAGTATTTTCCATATCCAAGTAAAAAGTCTACTACTTCCTGTGTGGTTCTGTACAAAGTACCATAATTTAATTTTGCTGTTTCTGTTTCAAAAGTTCTACGCAGGATTGCATCTCTACCTCCTTCGATAGGAAGTTCTGTAAGTTTTGCAAAATTGTCTTGTTCGAAAGTATCAAACGTTCCACTTACTTTAACTCTAAAGTAATTGTCACCAAATCTAACAATCTGATCTTTTTGGTAACGCTGTCCGGATTGCCATTCAAGAAACGATTCACTAACACCACCTACATTAATTACAGGATCCTTTGCACGTTCAATATATGGATAATAATTAAAGTAAGGTTTTGCTTTATCGTATCCTCTTACAATATAACCGCCTGGACGTTTTTCAATAATTACACCACTATAAGATACTGTGTCAACAGGAGAAGATGTGTTTACAAATATTTTATAATTTTCTTCTGGAATAAACACATTCCCTTTGTTATTAGGTGTACGAGAATCTAAAATTAATCTAAACTTATCTTTTGTAGTAAATCCGCCAATCTTAAATCCAAGTTGAACAGATAGATTTTTTACTTCGTTACTATAAGTTTTATTAAGTTTAGTAACATCTGCATTAATGTAATTAAAAATATAATTTACTAAACCAGCAGTAGTTACCCTAACTGTACTATCTGTGGTATTAGGAAAAATTAAATCGCTCAATCTAATACGCTTATCATTTCCTGTGTACACTAAATCTTTTGCCGCATTACGTTTGGTTCTTGATCTGTCAAAACCAAGACCGATTACTTTTGCAGGTTGATGAATAGTCCATGCAGTAATATATGCAAACGGAAGTTCAGAACTTCTACGCCATGCTGTTTCTGTTGGTGCTTCATCTCCAAAGACAAACTGTCTATTTGTTTCTGGAACAATTAATCCTTGGGCATAACCAGACTCATATGGACTTAGCAATACACCTTGACTATTAACTGGAATATATTTTAATAAATCTTTTCTTGCATAATTAGGTCTATATCTTATAGGATTATTAGGCTGACGTACTCTACCTTCTTGTAAATCTTCCCATAAGATTAAATTTTCTTTTGTATATGGTGCAGGACCATAAACTGTTTCCCACCAATCCGGCTTATCAATAAATCCTAAAATCTTCCAAGGTGTTGTATGAGGAGAGTCAGTTCCAAAGTATTGTTTGTAGATTGCTCTCCAAAAACCAGGTAAAGGTTTGCTATCTGGATCTGACATATAACTATAGTTCCATGTAAAACTATTTGTTCTATCATAAAAACTATTATCTGTATAATCAGGATCGCCTGCTATTGACAACCATTCAGCAAAATCTGTAATGATAATATCATCTAAGTCTTCATTTGTAAATCCTGTATCTCTGGACTTATGACCGATGAAACTATCTACATCAAAAATTTCTTTATCGTATGCTACTTTAATATTATTGTAAATTCTTCTTTCTAACTCTAAAATAACATCGTCACGATAATCACCATATGCTTTTACAATACTACCATCATGACCTTTAATTACAGTTTGCGGAGTTTGATATGTATTGTCTATATATTTCGATGGAATATGTAAAGGCCATAATCCTAACTTTGTAGGAGTAGGCGGAATGTACGAAGCATCAGTTGATTCGTACTCATAAACATCTACAATATCATCTACTGCCAAAGTTACCTTATCAGTAATTTGAATAAATCCTTCATCAGTAAATGTGTAATCTCTGTTGTGTAACAGTTGTTCATCGTTGACATAAACATATACCGCTTTTGCAGAAACATCATTTAAATTAAATGGAGTTGTTAAACTATAAAACTTATTTCCTGAATCAACAACAGTAAAGGAACGCTTGTTATTTGCACCACTGCCAATCATGTCAGTCCAATAAAATGCTGTTTGTTTAGATTTTTCTGACTTAAACTTTTCAATAATTTTATCAGTAAGAAATCTTGCGTTACTGTCAATGCCTAATTCACTGGCTATTGAAATAAAGGTTCTTTTAAATTTTGCATATTCTTTTCTTGCAAATCTTAACGATTTTACAATGTTATAATTTTTGTTTGTAATATGATAACTTGCAAGAGATACAGGTCCGCTGTGCTGTACAAATTTTGTACCATATTCTGATAACTGTCCTAAGTTTCGTAAATTACTACTTCCTGGATATGTTCCTGTAAATCCTTCAACACTTTCAATAATAGTTGTTACGTGATCAGCAACTTCGCCGTATGTAAAATCAACTATATTATCATTCAATGGATTATTCTGTAAGTTGACAGGAAATGCATAATGTCCATTATCGTTTTTGTCTGTTTCACTTGTGCAGTGTAAAATAATATTATCACCGTTTGTTAAATTTTTAGTAAACGTAATGTATGCTATTCCGTTTTCTCTATTAATTTCCCAATCAGTTCTGCGTTCGTTGTTTACAAAAACTTTAACATCTAATTCGTTTAGGTCTCCGCTTCTGTTATAAACATCAACTGCAAAATTATTCTTTTGTCCTTCAACCACATATTGACGTATAACTTTTTGTTTACTGTCTGTTGCCGCTTTTTTCCAGCCACTAACATTTTCGTATGCGTTTAGATCAGTATATTTTCTTAATGTTGCAACATCAGTTTTTTGTGTGTAACTAACTTGTCCAACTTGATATGTAAATTCATTATTAAGTAGATCGAAACTAAAAACAATATCACCACTGTTTTCAATATTTCTATAAGTTAACGGAAATCCAAGTACTGTGTCATTTGCACCACTACCTTCTTTATATGAAAATAACTTTGTTCCGGTAAAGGTATTACTTTCATATGTTGAAAATGTAGTGTCGCTGTCGTCATACAAATCAAACAACGGTGCTTGATTTGAAGTTAATTTATCTTGTGCTTTGATCCACTTGGTACCATTATACCAATAAATTTTACCTTGGTTTTCAGTACCGTTCTGCACTAACACAGTTTCATTTAGTTGAGGATCTGTATCTGTTTCTTCCTGTAACGCAATTTGTCTTGTACCAAGATGATTAATAAACTTGACTTTATAAATTCTACCATTTACTCTGATATCAGGATCTGCTGTAAACAATACTCGCTGTCCTTCAATTAAATCAACTCCATCAACGTTGTAACCAATAGAGCCTTCAATAATTGAAAACACATCATTAGTTTTATCATCAATTAAATCAACATTTGATTTAAACTTAGATCCATAATTATATAATCTTAATCCTGGATCAAATTCGATGATAGGTCTTTTAGCACGTTGTGATTGATCTATATCAACTTCTGTACTGTTTGCTTTTGCAACTTTTTCTATGACATCTCTATGGAACCATCTGTTGTGTCTTGACCATTGGTTTCCGTCAATTGCCGCACGATTAATTGTAATGTAATCTTGTTCTTTAGGATAATTTAGTGCTTGACCAAATGGAAGTTTATCAAAATTTTCTGTGTCAAAAGGTACAAACAAATTAGAACTGTAAGCACCTGTGATTTCTAAATCATTTTTATTAATAAGTTTGATACTATCTCCTACGCCTTCTACGTACCAAGTACCTTCGCCGTATTTTGCAGGAGTTACATCACCAAGAAACTCAACAAGCATACCGTTTGATAAATCAACATCTGTTCTTGTTGTGTATGTTTTCTTTTGAAGTATTTCTTCTTCTACATTAATTTCTGTATTTTCTAAGATGTTATACATTAATATAGTACCACTTGTATTAACATCATTTTTACTAATATAGAATAATCTATCTGGTGCATCTAAAGGCACCGTAAATTTAAGTGTTCCTTTCTCAACAAACACTGTTGCTGATTCTACGCCATCTGTATAAAGTGTAGAAACGTCATCGCCTTCTGTCCATCCTGTAATTCCGCCTTCAACTGGTTCTACTATGTATTCGCCAGTATCATAGCCGTCGCTGTCAAAAAGTTCTGCTTCAAACTTACCAGGTGCCAACACACCTTCTACTGTTTCAGTAATAATTGCTTGTCCTGGAGTAAAGGCTCTATTAGTTGCGAATGCTATAGGATGTCCTGGACAGTCAACTTCAAAAATGTAAGTCTGACCTTTATAAAGTTTTAAAGTAGGATTTTGTGTTAAACCTGTTGGTGTAAATTTATAAACTACGTTGTCATCATTCTCCTCCAATGATACTTTAAAAGTAGAAACTATCTCTTTGTTTTGTCCATAGATAGGTAATACCTGTGGGCCGCTTGGTAACCAATAGTATTCTCTAAAGTTAACAAACTTGTCCCAATCAATATGCGGATTCCATGCATAATATTCTTGTGCATTAATTTTGCTATGATCTTTGTTATTGTTACCAAAAGAACGTAACTGATTAATGTAGTCGTTATAGTCTTTGTAGAAATTAACATTATCTACATTATCTTTTAAAACCACTGCTGGCTCTAATTGATAATCTTCTCTTTGTTTTGAAACATCACCGACATAGTTGTCGTCTTGTGTAAATGCTTTCGCATCTTTTCTACCATAATAGGAATTAAGTTTCTCAACTACACCTGGCTGTGTTAATTGATCAAGTGTACTTGTTAAAAACTTTTTATTTGCTGGAGTTCTAAAATAACGAGGTAAATGGCTTAAACTGGTTCTTTTTTCATTTTCACCATCTGGATTAATTGGAAATTCGTTTTGATCATTATCATATGCCATTAGTTACCATAACCTCCGCCACTTGAACCACTACTGCTTGAAGTAGATGTGCTTGTGCCTGTAGTTATATTTGCAACAGAACTTGTGACACCTGCATTTTGCGTTGATGCTGTTGTTACAACAGCGCCAGATGCTTTTAATCTTGATGCTGTAATACTGTCTATGATTTGAATATCTTCTACTGTTGCACTTGAAATAAAGATCTCATCACTTTCGGTTGTAATTTCATATAAACTTCCGAAAACTTTGTCAGTTTGTTTTGGTACTAACACTATCGTATTAATGTCCGGTGCTAAACTATTCATGATGAAAGTTGCTAACTCTGTAAAACTAAACTTATCGCCAAAGTCCCAAAACTCTAAACTAAAGAATTGATTAATTGCTGTAACAATACGTAATTTAATATCATTGTCATTTGTTACTTGCTCAGAATTTTTTACAACTTTAAATGTTGCTTGTAAATCAGTATCTGCTTTGTCACCAAATAGTATTTTGTATTTTACAGGATGATAAATTACTTCGTCACTGATACTCTTAATCTTATTAATACTTGATCCAAAGTTTTGAAATAATTCATCTGAACTTGGAGGTAAAGGTTTATTGTTTACTGCACCACTCAAATACTGTCTAAAACTTCTATCATAGGTTGATGTTAATAGATAAGTATCAATTATATTTGTACTGCTCGGATCTAATCTATTGTTTTCATCTGCACTATGAACATACTGGAATTTAATTTTATCTCTACCTTTGTATGCTCTATAATTTGTAATTAATGTTAACATTCCTGTAGATGAACTGTACTGTTTAAAGATATCTGCATCTGTAAAGTAAAAAATTGTTCCATCATCAAACGTTGATAGTGGACCAGTCGATGATTCAAATTCGTATACTTTAATGTTTTCTACTTGTGGATTTACATAATTAAAATTAGTTGACTGATTGTTTGTAATTTCTTCTTTTAAAAATACCCACTTAGTTAACGGATCAACATTAGGTGCAACAAAAGTTAAAAATGAATCTGGATTATCAATAACTCCGTCGGCATCACTATCATAGAAACTTATTTCAACTTTCTTACTGTTTACATAACCTTGTTCATCTCTAAATTCTTTTGTAATTTGCCAAGGATAATCAATTGTAAATGCTTCTGTGCTACCAGGCTGTTTATTAATAGATAATAAATTTATTTTATCAGTAATTATTTTACCGGATCTACTGTCATAAATTTGATCTGTTTCGTCATAGTAGAATCTTACTTCTTTATCACTTTCAAAAATATATCTCACACCTCTGTATGTAATTGTATATTTTTCACCATCTGTTTCAAACAATAATAACCAACTTGAGTCTAAGTTTTGATTAGATGAATCACCAGTTCTACCTGTGTTAAATGCATTACCAATACTTAGGTTGCTGTTTAAAATGACTCTCCATTCTCGATCTGCAAGACTGTAACGTAAACCAAATGTTTTATACGCAAAAATTTGATCAATCATTTGCGAAATTACGTCATCTGTAAGTGATGTAGCAAACTTAGGTTTAATTTCATTTAATAATGCACCTGTTGGAATAACCTCATTAAAGATTATCGGGCCTTGGCCGTCTTCATAATTCTCAGTACCATCACTGTTAACTTGAACTACCTTTGTCCAAATAAAAGTTGTAGCATTTGGATGATCCGCGGCGCCGTCCATTAACTTATTATAATCGTCAGTCATAAAATGCTTACCAGCAGGAGCAATAAATTTAATAAGTGCGCCTGGTTCTAAATATCTTAGTGTACTACCTGTAAATGTTCCTGTGGTTAGTTTGATATTATTTGTATCTTCTAAGTAACCGCTTGAGTTATTAGTCTGTCTTGCAACTTGTGTCCATGTGGCTCCTAAATCATCAGCCGCCGTTTTTGGAAATTCGCTAAGATAAAAATTCTTAATAAGAACATTTCTTAAAATAGGTTGTACAGTATTTTCAATAGCGCCTTCAACATCTGTTCTTGTTACAAATGAAAAGTTAATTTTTTTGTCAAATACTTCTCTATAAATTGCACCGTCATCTCCATAGATATTTGTGCTTGAATATTTTCCTGTAGAATCAATTAAGTCAAAGTATCTACTAATACCACTTGACGTTCTATTAATACTTTTACTTTTAATAATTTCTTGGCTAATCGACCTTGGTGCTACTTGATAATCTTCACCTGTGATCATTCTATTTTGTGTATAGAATGTTGACGGTGCATTTGTTTTAATACTTGTGTTTGTTTCTGTAGCACTTGCATTATCAACTGTATATTTTAATGAAGCAGTAATAGTAATAGTTTCATTACTGCCTGTTCTACTTTCATAAGGAACAGTAATAGAAATATTTGTTAACTCTTCTGGTTGAATTGCAAATCTTCTACCAATAGATTTTCTGTAGTAAACTCTAAATCTTCCTTTAGGTAAATTACCAAACGTTCCGTCTGCAAATAATAAACTAATTCTATCTTCAATACGTGTTAATACAGTATAGATATCTCTTTGACTTTTACTAAGACTATTGTAAATTACGTTGTTACCTTCAATTGCATCAACCTTTGTCCATTGCGATGCTTCGTTACCATTTGAATCTAATTTATAAAGCCAAACATCACTGTTATTAATATTAGTTGCATCAATTGCAACTGTTTGGTTTGTAGTAGGTGTATCAATTGTAAATGTGCCGTTGTCTAAAACACCTTGTCTAAAATGGACAAAGTATCCTGTATTAGAACTACCAGCGCCTTTGCCATCTTCTCTATATAAGAATGCTAAACTGTTACCAGGTAAAGGTGTTTCTTCGTAAATTTTGTCTGGTGTAATACCTGCAGATGTAACTTCAAACACCATATTTTTCTCGCCAACGTTTTTGTTAAAACTATAAACTGGCAAGTTTGCATTTGTAGCATTATAACGATACTGTTCTGTTGTAATACCGTTAATTGTTTCTTTTTTAATTGGACGACCAACGATAGCATTTTCAGGTAATGCCGCATTCAAAACTTTGCGGAACTGCTCTGACCAGTCTGGATTACTTGGGTCATTCCAAATAATTGTTTGGTTAGAAAGATTTACTCCATTGCTATCTGTAATATCTTCTGAAGTTTGTACGCTTTCAAACTTTAACAAACCGTTTGCTGTTTGATTACGCTTTGGATTGTAAGAAAGTAAACGTGCAAGACGTAGTACGCTTTCTCTACGCTCTGCAAGTTCTAAGTAGTTTTCACGAGCATTTAGATCTACACGGAAAGCAAGGTTTTGACCTAAATATGCAATTAAATCAATAAGTGCAAGGTACTCTGAACTTTCAATATAATCGTTGAAATCTTCTGGATAATTTTCACGCAGATAGGAGATCATTGTTCGACGTAGACTATCAAAATCATACGACTTAAAGTCTGCGTTTTTAAATGTTTGATATACTCGCTTCCAATCTTCTGCAAGTAATAATCTGTTCTGTCTATCTGTTGTTGACATCTGCTTTCCTTGTTATAAAGTATTTATTTGATTCGATTATCAGAGTACTTAATTCTTTAACCTAAGAAGCCATTTTTCTGATCAAACTGCAATTTCATTTGCTCAGAGATGTTATAAGGTAGGTATTGTAGTTCACACTCGATTTGAATACCACTTTCATACTGATCAACAATTACTCTGTTTGCATTAATCCTTGGATCGCTGTTAATAATTGTTGAAACATTGTTTGCTATTGCTTCTTTTAGTGTTTCTGTTAACGGTTCAAATAAAACGTCCCAAATAATTGTTCCAAATTCAGGATTTTCTAATTTTTCTCCTTGTCTAATATGAAAATGATTTAGTAGGTCTTGTTTGATCAAGCCTATGTCGTATAATGTATAAGATAAGTTGTCAGGATTAACTGTGCTTAAACCCCTGTAAGTTTGTTGTTTTACAACAGGCTTTTGCTTTAGATTTTCCTTTACTTTTACATTCTTAATTGTATCTTTTTCTAAACTACTCATATTAATATTTATGTGCTATTACGCACCGTCTTTCTTAAATGTATCTGGTATTGTATCTATGTCTGTAGCAGATGGAATCTCAACATCATTTGTTCTATCTGTTTGCTCAGGTGAATACTGTTCTGGATCCACGTTTTCGTGGTGTCCCCACGGCTCATGCTGTGGTAAGCGTTTGTGCAAGGACGCGACAGCGGTAGCGGTAGCGCCGGGAACCATGTGAGTGGACAACGGAGTTGTGGCTACAGCGGTTGGACCGTTCATATGGATCTGTAGTGCAGTTTCAAAATGTCCTAATCCACTGTTAATATTAGATGTTGTTCCGCTTGTGATATTAGTTGATAAACCTGCCAGTGATTGAATAGAAGTTGTAGTTTCTAAATTAATACCAAGGTTTGTAAGTAGATTAAATGATCTACCTGCCTGTAAATTAATATCTCTGTCAGCAGTAATGTTTAGATCATTCTCAGTGTGCATACTGATTGAGTCTTTTGCATACACATCAATTTTACCATTAGCACTCATTTCAATCCATGAATTACCACTGCCATGATCTATACGCACAAGATCTTCTGTGTTATGAAAAAGTATTTGATGCCCTGTACGTGTTCTAATACGCATCAGTTCATTTGCTGGTAAATCTGCACGTCCAGATGTATCACCTTTACCTACATTTGCATATTCTTTTTTAGTGTTTGTAGCGAAACCTTTGCGTAAAAATTTATCGTCACCGTCATCCATTACAAAATGCGTTCCGCCGAGGCGGCCAAATGGAATATCCGCTTGTGTTCCTGCAGTACCGTACTTGGCTTTTTGATAGCCTGGTCGTTTATCATAAGGTCCTGGAGTTGAAATACCAAATACCATGCTTGGTACTTCACGTCTTGCACTTGCAGTACTCAGTCCACGCACACCATCGCTGGCTAATCCTTGTTGGCCTAATATTTCCATCCAGTCTTCGTTGATGGGTTTTTTAAACTTAGTAGGATCGTTGCCTTTGTTATCTTCAAGATTCTTTTTGTTTATTTCGCCAACCACTGCTTTGCCTGTGTAGAAAACACTGTCTACACTGCCTTTGGTTTCAGGGGATCCAGTGTAGTGTGTTGTTGCTACCCTGTCAGGCATTGAGAAGTTGATATAATTGTCTTGGACACAACCAATCCAGAATCCCATGTTAACCTGTCCTTCAATAAACACCACAATTACTCGTGTGCCAATATCTGGAGGGGTCATCCAAAAGCCATATGCTTGTTGTGTGTATTTGTGTCCTTGATTTTTAGTAAGTCCTGTTGCAGGAGTTTGTCCTACAAACGGTCCACCGTATTTTACTTTTACTGTTTGTCCGTCAAGTCCTTGGTTACTACTTGTGCTTAGTTTAATCAACTCAACTTCAATTGCACCCATGTAGTTAGGATCAAGGTGGCCTACTACCCTGCCGATATACGGCCCGGGAAAATATTTAGGTTCGTTGCCGGCGGTACGTGTTTCTTGCATATTATATTTCCTACGTTGTACTATTCAAAGCGCCTTGGCCTTGTGCCGCGGCTTCAGCGTTTAAAATCTTTTGATTGTTTTGACTTGCAATAATCAAATCTGCATTTTCTCCATCTTCGCCCACTTCTTCAGCCAACTGTGCTTTTTGTATATTTTTGATTGCATTGCCAGTAAGTTTAGGTTTAATCTCTTGATTAGTCTTGCTCTCTGTATCCTGTGAAGTAACTTTCTTAGGATACTGATTGCTTCTACGTATACATTCAAGTGTTTGCTTGAACTGACCATCTGAAATCATATTCTTTACTGTGGTTACCAAATACAATCCGCTAAATGCATCAACTGAAACTGTTTCGTCTGGAAATCCCATCATTCCGTTTTCTTTGTAATCAACCGGCGTTCTAAAATTAATAACAATATCCACTTCGCCGTATTGATAGTCAACGTTTCCGTCTGCATCAATGTTTATTAGTTCTGTGTTCTCAGAATTGTAGTTTCCGATTCCGCTGTCTGAAAGATAATAAGGATCTCCCCAAATTTCCATTTCAACTGATAACAAGTCAGCATCTGAATTTACAATAGCATCGTTGAATCTACGTGCTATCTCTACTCGCATATCATCAACGTTTACTGCACCTGCGGCAATACTTTTGTTTTCTAACACAGGAGCAGACTTACCGCTAATTGCTTGATCGTTGTCTGCAGGTGTTTGCTCAATATGTTGTTCTGGATTTTCACCTTCTTTGCCGCCTTCTTCAACATTGAGTCTTGGTAAAACTCCTGGACTCATGCTTTTAAAGAATGTGTTATCTAAATTAATGTTGAAGTTAATAATGTCTTCGTTCCTACCACTGTAGATGTAGTTGTATTCTTTACACACTTGTTTTTTCAATGCGCCAATACCATAAGGAATTTTATCAGGTGATAAAAACTTGGCTTCGTGTACTTTGTATGGCAAAATTCTAAACACATAAATTCTTGGTGGTTGGCCTGTTTTCTTTTCTGTTGTAGGATCTGTGATGTTAAACACCTGTGTGTCAATTTTAAACCAGTCTTTGAATCCTGTTCCGTCACTTGGCGCACTAATAACATTTCTACCATATGAACTAATGATAATAAGTTCTTCAATAATATCTTGAATACGTGTTCCTTGTGCAAACTTGATTTCTCCAAGTCCTGGTGCAATTTGCATTTGTCCGCCATCTCTGGCCCAAACATTTAATTCTTTATTCCAAGTAAAACTTGCATCTCCAAACGGTTGTTGAGTTGAACCAAGTTCTTCAAGATTAAACATTTTTGATACACCAATTACGTTGGCATTTTCTTTACCAGTTTGCTTATCTGTAATCTCTTGTCCTAACGATGTTGTTGATACCATTGTAGTTAGGTTTTCGATATATGTTTCAAACTCTTCTTTAGGTATCTCACCGTCTTTTAATTTTTTGTATATTTCTTGAATCTTTGCACTACTGACTGTGTTACGTGTCGACTGTTGACTGCTAACAGATACACTCGGTGAGGCATTGTTTTGTGCAGTAGTTGCACTGTTGCCGCCATCGCTGGTAACACCTGAAAGATTGCCTTTGGTAGCACGAGCCTTTGGAAATACTATAAAGTATTGATCTGCTGTGCTAATTGTGCCGTCAATGGCTTTTTTAGCAAAATATTTGTTTAATTCATTTGCTAAACTTTTTGGACTACTTTGTAGTAGGTCTTCAAGTGTTCTACCTGTTAGAGTTACATCTACAGGAATACTTTGAGTAGCGTCTTTTAGTGCGCCTTCGTTATATGCAACTCCTTCTACAACATAAGAACTACCGCCATTTGTAACTTCAAGTTCACTGCCTACAAGTTTGAAAGGTAATTTTTTTGATGCTTGTGGAACATTAACTGGATTACCATCTTGGTCATAACCAACAAAATCCAAAGTTAACAAAAAAGGACTTTCAGTATAGTTTTGATGTCCTGCTTGATATGCCGCCATTTGCAGTGTTTGTAAAAATAGTCCCATACTGTAAGGTTCTAAAATTTCTAAACGAAATCCTACAGCATTGGTTGTACCTTTTCTTCTACTTGGTGAAATAATACTTTCAATTTCTAAACTGTTGCAGAAAAATTCAATCTTTCTACCACTGCTTTCATATGCTGTTAAAACTTTTGAATTTCCTAAGCCGCCGCCACTTTGCATAATTGCAACTTCTGGTTTTTTAATTTTATAAGTTGCGTCTGGATTATTAATCTCTTCGTTTGTAAGTGCATACATTCCAATAATGTAATTGTAACTTGCAAACTGTCTTAAAGAATTAGGCAAAGGTAATTGTAATACTCTACCATCTGCTGTGTATGCTGTCTTCTGAGGATCAATTGTTACTTTTTCAACAACAGTTGATTTTGTTTCACTGGGTTTTACTTTTTCTTCCGGTGCGTCAGTTGCTTTTTCTTTATTAACTGTGGTGTCAGTGGACGATGCATTAGTATCAATGTCTGAACTATCTGGTGTTCCTGGACCATAATCACCATCAGTAAATTGATTGGCATCAGCATTTAGGGCATCTTTGTTTTCATTAACAAAGTCTCTCATTAGATCTGTTGGACTTTTTCCTGGGGGTGCTAATGGTTTGGCCATTGTTTATTCTCCTAACAACTGTCTTAGTCTACTGCCCTTAGGAACATATATTTCTAAACCTGATCTAAAATCAAACACTGGATCTTTAAGAGAGTCCATATTTCTCTGAGCAAACACCCACCAAAGTTTTGGGTCACCATACATATCGTATGCTAACAGATCAGGTCTTTGATGATACTGCGGTTGAATTTCATACACTACATCGTCACCATCTTCTGGCACTGTACGAATACTTAAAATATCCAAGTATTCATTTCTTACAAAACGTGTTTTACCCCATGGAGAATTATTAGCCATTAAATAAATCCTTTACCAGTTTCAATATAGCCGCCTTTAACAAAAGTGTCTAAACTGAATTTTTCTACTTCTGCTCTTGAGTAGATTGGTTGTAGTGTAACTGTTACCTGGCTTTCTACAGGAACATAAGCAATATGTCCTCTGTCAGTATTTCTTGTAATAGTATTAATAGTGTCTGCACCATTAAAACCAAAATCAAGATCTACAGCAAGATAGTCAACATCAGTTGGCATATCTAAAGTAAAGTTTGTAATGATAACAGGAACATCTTTGAATACATAATCTCCATATCCGTTTAATTTTACAATCGGTGGCGGAGCACCTTGATTAGATGTTTGTCCATAAAACATTTTTGTAACACTTCGCAAATAATGCAACATTGCAATCCAATATTCGCCTTCTAAAGAATTTTGTACAATAAACTGGCCTGTCAATGTCATTGCATCCACACTTGAGTTCTGGTATGCAAAGAACGGATAATTACTATGTACTGGTGTAATTGCATTATAACTTGCTTGATGACTCATAATAATTGTAGGCGTATATGGAAAACACAATCCGCCCGTAGAAGTAATCAAACGTTGAATGTAAGGACTTTCTGTAAATGCTTTAAGAGGAGGTATACTTAGTTTGACTCTCCAATCCTTTGAATTAGGATCCTGTGCCCAACTTGCACTTGCAACTTCAATATTTGGTGGCTCTCCATCTGTAGGAATTGTGCGAGAACGAATTGCTTTCATGAAACCTTTGCCACCCGCAGATAATACATCGACAGTTTGTTTTGCTAAATCTTTAGTCGTGTCAATAATATCCCCTGTAGTTATCGGAGTTTTAAATTCGTTAAAGTCAAATGTGTCAGCCATAATTGGTAATCCTCGTTACAAGTATTTATTGACAAAATTATCAGAGTATATTATAATAAGGCTTATAAATGGAGAAAAAGTGTGAAAAGAGTAAACTATCTGAACAACAAAGACATATTAGCAGAGATACACAAATCAAAAAGCAGTTATTGCAGTTTTGTAGACCAAGACTACAATCAATTTGACATTATTTTACCCAGCATTGATAAAATTAACGTTAGAACTATTGCAGAAGCAAAAAGAAATAAAGCAAAAAGATTAGGTGATGCAGATTATGCCGCACGTAAAGAAGCAGGCGAAAAGGTTAAACAGGCAGACTGTGCTATAGACTATAGAAAAATCACAAAAGAAGAATTGATCTTCCGTATTATGACATTTGATCATATTCCGGAAGAAAAAGGACGTAAGAAAAATCCTAAAACAATAGCAGACACAAAAGTAAAATTAAATTTTCCACCATTCCAGCATTTCAAGTTTGATGATAACGACAACTTAATTTGCGTTGGAAAAAGTCACTGGGAAGGTGGTATGGAAAATGGTACATTTAACTTAGGAGTAGGAAAAGCAACTCAAAAACTTGCTATGATGTGGATGAAATTATGTGATCGCTATGCTACAAGAGGAAATGTAAGAGGCTATACCTACAATGACGAAATGCGTGGACAAGCAATTCTACAACTTGCTCAAATTGGTTTGCAATTTGATGAATCAAAGTCCCAAAACCCGTTTGCATACTACACAGCGGCCGTTACAAATTCGTTTGTAAGAGTCATTAATATTGAAAAACGTAATCAAAATATACGTGATGACATTTTAGAAATGAACGACATGACTCCAAGTTATACTCGTCAAAGCCAAGGTGAATGGGAAAGACAAGTTGAAGAACAAAGAGCAAAAATGGCTAAGGGCGAATAAGTTCTTGACTTTATTAAATTTTTGTTGTAAAATAATAAGACAGTAAAAATAGAGGTATTATTTTGTTTAAAAAATGTGCAGTATTTACAGACATTCACTTTGGGTTGAAATCTAACTCAAAGGCGCACAACGAAGACTGTGAAGAATTTATTGATTGGTATATTGAAAAAGCCAAAGAGCATGGATGCGAAACAGGCATCTTTATGGGCGATTGGCATCATAACAGAAACAGTTTGAACATTGTTACTATGGATTATTCAATCCGTAGTCTTGAAAAACTTGGAAAAGCATTTGAACAATTTTTTTACTTTCCAGGCAATCACGACTTGTATTACAAAGACAAAAGAGATATTCAAAGTGTAGAGTTTGCAAAACACATTGAAGGTATTACTGTTGTTGACGAAATTACAACTATTGGTGATAGCACTATGGTTCCGTGGCTGGTTGGTGAAGAATGGAAAAAGATTCCTAAAATCAAAAGCAAATATATGTTTGGTCACTTTGAACTTCCAAACTTTTACATGAATGCTATGGTACAAATGCCTGAAACAGGCGAACTACAATCAAAACATTTTGTACATCAAGACTATGTGTTTAGTGGACACTTCCATAAAAGACAAACACAAGGTAATGTAACTTATATTGGTAATGCATTTCCACACAACTATGCAGATGCTTGGGATGACAAGCGTGGTATGATGATTCTCGAACATGGTGGAGAACCTCAATATCTTGATTGGGAAGGTTGTCCTAAGTATAGAACTGTAAAACTTAGCCAACTAATTGATCAAAAAGACACATTGATGAAAGAAAAAATGTATCTTAGAGTAACACTGGACATTAATATTAGTTACGAAGAAGCAAGTTTTATCAAAGAAGAATTCCAACGTCAGTTTAACTGTCGTGAAATTACACTTATTCCAAGTTTACAAGATGATCAAATTAACACTGACATCGATATTACTAAATTTGAAAGCGTTGACCAGATTGTAGCAGAAGAAATTAACGCTATCGAAAGTGAAAACTACAACAAACAAACACTGCTAAACATTTATAACGAGTTATAGAATATGTTGATCAAAGATTTAACCGTAAAAAACTTTATGAGCGTTGGTAATCAAACGCAGGCTGTTGATTTCAGTAATAGACAACTTACACTTGTCCTTGGAGAGAATCTTGATCAAGGAGGCGATGATAGTGGCTCCCGAAACGGAACTGGTAAGACCACTATCATTAATGCCCTTTCATATGCATTATATGGACAAGCACTAACTAACATTCGTAGAAACAATCTAATTAATAAAACTAACGGCAAAGGAATGTTAGTTACACTTAATTTTGAAAAGAATGGTACAAAGTACAGAATTGAAAGAGGCCGAGGACCTAATGTACTAAAGTTTTTTATTAACGAAGAAGAAAAAGAAATTACAGACGAGTCGCAAGGCGATTCAAGAGAAACACAAAAAGAAATTGACGACTTATTACAAATGAGTCACGATATGTTTAAGCATTTGGTTGCACTAAACACGTATACCGAACCGTTCTTAAGTTTAAAACCAAATGATCAACGTGCTATTATTGAACAATTACTTGGTATTACTATACTTTCTGAAAAAGCAGAACAATTAAAAGTAAAACAAAAAGAAACACGTGACGGTATTACAGAAGAAACTGCGAGAATAAACGGTATTCAAACTGCAAATGAAAAAGTTGCGGAAACTATTGAAAGTTTAAAAGTAAAATCAAGTGCATGGCGTCAACAAAATGCTAAAGACTGCGAACGTTTACAAAACGGCATTGACGAATTAGAACACTTAGACATTGAAACAGAACTTGCAAATCACGAATTGCTATCTAAATGGTCTGAAAACGACAAACACAAACGCAATTTAGAAAAAGAACGTGCTACACTTGAAAGTGCATTAAGTCAAACAGACAGACAAGTTGATAAATTTACAAAAGACTTAGAAGGTTTGAATGATGCAAAGTGTCATGCTTGTGGACAAGACTTACACGAAGATAAAAAACACGAGATTGAAACTAAACTTCAAGAAGAATATGGCGAAACTATGTCATATCTATTTGAAATTAACACAAAGTTTGAAAAGGTTCAAACTAAACTGTCTGAAGTAGGTGATTTAGATTCTAAACCAACTACATTTTATGAAACTGCAAAAGAAGCATATGATCATAGAAGCAATGTTGAGAATCTAAAACAAGCATTGAAATCAAAAGAAACAGAAAGCGATCCTTATGTAGATCAAATTGAAGAACTTGAGAACACTGCTATTCAAGAAGTAACCTGGGACAAAGTTAACGATCTAACTGTAGAGCAAGAACACCAAGCATTCTTATATAAACTGTTGACAAACAAAGATTCGTTTATTCGTAAGAAAATTATTGAACAAAATCTTGCATATCTTAACAATAGACTTACATACTATCTTGATAAAATTGGATTACCGCATACAGTTGTATTCCAAAACGATCTTGCAGTTATGATTACACAACTTGGACAGGATTTAGACTTTGATAACTTGTCAAGAGGTGAACGTAACAGATTAATCTTAGGATTAAGTTTTGCATTCCGTGATGTATGGGAAAGTTTATATCAAAACATTAACTTGTTATTTGTTGACGAACTTATTGACAGTGGAATGGACACAGCAGGTGTAGAACACAGTTTGGCTATTCTTAAGAAAATGGGTAGAGAACGTAAAAAGAACATTTATTTGATCTCACACAAAGACGAATTACAAGGTCGTGTTAATAATGTACTTAAGGTTATAAAAGAAAACGGCTTTACCAGTTATGCAAACGATATTGATGTAGTACAATGAGCATACAAGACGACACTCACGACAAATTAACAAAAGCATATTTGGAATATTTCAAAGCAAATGAGCGTTTTGAGAAAAATCGTGGTGTTAGAACTATGCAGGACACTCGGAAGTGGCTCAGAGAAATACGTACACTTGCTAAAATACGTATGGAAGAAGTAAAAAGCACTTACGATTCCAAAAAAGACACCAAGGCACAATAGTCTCGGGTAAGTATCCATATGCAATGGACTTACAAAGGACAAGAAGTAACAGAAATCCCAGAAGGCATAGAAGGCTTTGTTTACCTTATAACTAATTTAACAAACAATCGTAAGTATGTAGGCAAAAAACTCGCAAAATTCAAAAAAACTCGCCCACCACTTAAAGGCAAAAAAAATAAACGTAGAAGCAAAGTAGAATCAGACTGGAGAGACTATTGGGGATCTTCAGATCATTTACTTGAAGATGTACAAAACATAGGCCCTGAAAAATTTACCCGAGAAATTTTACACTACTGTGAAAGCAAAGGCGTATTAAGTTATCTTGAAGCCAAAGAACAATTCGATAGACGTGTCTTAGAAACTGATGAATACTATAACGGCATTATTAATGTGCGTGTTGGAAGTTCGAAAGTCTTGAAAGAAGCGTTGAAAAAAATAAAATAGGCAAGACATAGTAACGCTGTTTGGTCGAGGATGCTCGACTCACCTTGAGGATATGTGAGATACCATATTCAGATACTGGTGTGTTACAAGGATAATGCTAACTAAAGGCATAAAAGATGTATGCTCTGTGAAAAAGATACAACATACGCGGCAAGTGTTTTTGCACTGTTAAGGAACAACTGCCGTCCGTGGATACTGCGAATGCTGAAGTAAGGGGTTGACGATCTACCGCCTCTGTACATATTATATGTAATCTTCTTTAACAGTGTGGTGAAGGCTAACTCACATGATGGCCCAAATTACTCAATTCGTCCGGCAACGGGCGAATTGTGGCTCAACTATCTACATGATGCTAAATTGCTTCGCAATTAATCTTAAACAAATAAAGAAAAAAATAGTGTTTGAGCGTTAGCGAAAACAAGATGTGCTTTAGCACATCTACTAAGAACTAATACTTTCCACTTACATCTTTAAGATAATCGTTAGGACGTAATTTTACTTCGGTATTAATCTGATTCTCAGTACCTGTATTGTGTTTGGCAGTTATTTCACTATCACGTGTAAAGTAAAATCCTAATGATTCTGCTTTTTCCATAAAATTTAGAAACGCCGATTCTAATTCAACTACTTCTTTTTTATTCATGTATTAATCGTACAAGTCTGGATCCCTACCTAAACCTTTTGGTCTCGGAGGATGTACTTCCAGTACCTCGTATTCCTCGTGGGGGTTAATATTTTGAAGGTTGCTAACAATTTCAAATGCTTCTGCTTCTGTAGAGCATTTGGTTATTTCTCGTTTTGCAACCACTATATAGGAGTTTGTACTCATCATAGAAATATTTAATATTAGTTATCAGGAATAAATAGTAATACATAAAGAACAAGGACTTTAGGATGAAAGTATCACAAATTGTAGTAGAATCCCGTAAGCAAACCACAAATGAGGCGCCTGTGGGCAAGATTAAACAAGGTTTAACTAAGTTTGGCGCTAAAGCGGCGGCTAAATTGGGTGCTAAAGACACTGCACTGGGACTTGCTGGTAAAGCAGATACTGGTGATGAAGCAAATAAATTGCGTGGAGAATTCCAAAATTACATGGGATCTACAGGACAAGCAATGAAAAACATCGAAACAGATGAACTTATTGCTTGGTTAAAGTCTAAAAAATTTCCTACAGATAAAGTCCAACCACAAACAGGACAAATTAATAAAAAACAATTAGATAAAATTCTTTTACAGGTAGTTCAGGACAATAAAAGAGTGTCAAGCGGTGCAGGTGCAACAGCACAACCGGCCGCTGGCGCGGGTGCTAATGCAAAACAGGGAACTACCAACACAGGAGCAGTTGATAAAGCAACTGCAACAGGAAGTTCATCAGCACCAGATGGCAAAGCACCTCCAACACAAAACGGAAGTGCTGGTGGTCCTGCATCTGAGATTCCACCAAATATTCAAGCACAACTTGACTTGTTAAATAATCCTGATAAAAAACGATTGGCGGCGTTACTATAATGAAACTTAACGAACTTAATACACCTAACAATAGAACTTCACAAATCCTAACAGAAGGTTATCAAGACCTAACTGAAACACAAAAGATTTATCTTAACAGATGGGAACGTGAACTTTGGCCATTACTTGAAGAATATACAAAACTTGCTGAAGCAGAACTAACTGCTGATCAAATTCAAGATATCTTCAAAGGTGCTGAAGAACGTGCAATGGCCGGCGGCAATAATAAAACTGTTGCTGGTAAAGTAGGCGCGGGTGTAGCGGCGGCCGCAAAACTTCCAGTTGATCTTGCCAAGAAAGTTGATGCTAAAATTAACGAACTTGGTAGACTTGCACAAAACGCTGGACCAGTAAAAAATGCAGATGCTAAGTTTGAAGAACTCAAAAAGAAAATTAGTGCAGAAAATTCAGATTCAAAAATTGTACAAGGCATACAAAAAGTAAGTGACTGGGCAAAAGAAAATCCAGGCAAGGCAAGTATTGCTGTAGGTATCTTAACAACTATTGCGGCGTTTGCGGGTGGTCCTGCAGGTGGTGCCGCGGCAGGTTTGATACTACGTGCTTCAAAAGATTTGTTACAAGGCGAGAAATTATCAACAGCAGTTGGTAAGTCAGTTAAAACAGCGGCATATGGTGCTCTTGCTGGTTTAGCAATCCAAGGCTTAACAGATAATATGATTGATAACATTGCAACAGGTAGTGAAGCAGAAGCAGATGCTATGATGGACGCTTTTGAAAAAGCCAACTTCAAAGCGGCAGTAGATGGTGCGGTAGCAGATGCTGGGCTTGATGCAGGTGTAATGGATGGTGCAATGAATTATTCATCAAGCGGCAACATCAATGGATTTACTTTTAACTATAACATGACAATGACTGCTGATCAAGTTGCACAATACAAACAATTAGCAGATGCGGCCAACAGTGTAAAAGCATTTAGTCCAGAATATTACGAAGCGGCAGGTAAGTTACACGGATTTTTGTCAACAACACAACAAGCAAACGCAGATCTAACTGCACTTGCAAGAACTATAGCAGATATTCCTAAAGATGCACTAACAGGTGATCAAATTGATGCGGCTATTGCTGTGCTTGACAATGCTGACAAAGCAATTGAGACATTAAGCGGCGCAGGAGGCGCAGTTGGCGCGGCGGCACAAGGTGCTCTTGCTACAGTTGATGACAGCAATAAAGAAATGCACAAGATCAAACCAATTGATCCTAAAGAAAAAGAACAACTTGAATTAGATCTTAAAGGTGGCGGCGAAGCAAAAGCAGAATCAATTGATTACGAAACTTCATACAAATATTTGTTAGAACAATATATTGCAGAAGCAGATCCAGCACAACAAGAATTACCATTAGACAATCCTAACACAGCAGGTGCAAAAATTAAAAAAGGATTAGGAAATCTTGCAAGTAAAGTAGGCGGAGCAGTTAAAGGTGCGGCAGGTAAAGCGGCCGCAGGTGTTAAACAAGCCGCTAAGGATATTGGAAATAAAGTAACTGCAAACAAACTTAATAAAATGTGGAAGTCAGCAGGCGAGCCTACAGACGCAGGAAGCATTTCAAACATACTTGCAGATGCAGGAATGACAAACGATGATATTTCAGTACTTGCACAAGAAAAGAAAGTAGATTTACCAGCGTCATCAACAGCACCAAAAGCAGATGCAGGAGCAGATGCAGGATCACCAGAAGGTGGCACAGCACCAGCAGGCGGCGGCGAAACAGATGGTGGAGCAACAGCACAAGCAGGTGGTGGAGCAACAGCACAAGATGGAGCAACAGCACAAACAGGCGGTG